TTGAATTTTTTCTAAATCTTCTTTAGAAAGATCTTCACCGTTTTCTTTCTTCCTAATGAGATTTTCGGTACTTCGCTTAGCTCCATTGTATTTTTGAGTACTAATTTCCTTGTCTTCGACAACGATTCCAACACCAGCTAAGTAATCATCCCATTCTTTGCTGTATTTTTTGTTTAGGCTTTTAGTCTTTCCTACAGCAGATCGAAGATCTTTTTTGACTTTATCAATTCTTGATTTTAATAATGAAGATATAGCTTCTTCAACACCATCGTTTAAACCACCAAGAAGGGAATCTGTATCAATACCAAATTTACCAAAAAGCTCTTTATAATGTTTGCTACCTGTTGCATTTTTATTTGTGAACTGCTTAATATAATTTTCTGCAACCTTGGCTTTACTTAATTTATCAACAACTTCATTTACATAGTCTGGATTATTCTTCCAATCTTTTTTTGATGTGATTCTGTTAATGCTACCAACAGCGTTGTCAATGGTAACTTTTTTAGCTTCCCAAGCATTCATCACATTCTTTTTAAAGTTGCTCTCTCCAATAGATTTTTTGGCTCGAGGCCCCATATCCTCATTCCATATTTTCATGGCAGCATCATAAAAATCATTATTGATATCTCTAGCATGTTCTTTTGATTTGATGAGTCCAGTCATGTATGAGCCATTTTCTTCAATGTTTCTAACAGTAGCACGCTTAAAACTTGGGTTAGAAGCCATGTCCCGTAAATTTTTTAGTTCTTTATACTTTTGTTTAAGATCATCAACCCTGTTTTGAGCTTCCACTAAATCATCGGATTGAAAATTATAATTAAATTTAGTTTTTCCTGTTTTCTTAATGTGATCATTTATTTGTTTGGCAACATCACGGATAGCATTGGCATCCACCTTTGCTCCAACAGGAACTTTAATATCTTTAAAATCATTTTGAAGTTTTTGTTTTGCTCTTACTTCGGAAGCTTCATCTACCCTGACACCTATAGAGGCGCCAATAGATATAACGTGTGTTGTTCCTTCTGCCATTTATTATTTCACCCCCTGTACAATATCTTCAGCCAATGCTTCAGCTAATTCGTTGCCATATTTAGCATTAACAATTCCTACGGCTTCTTCAATACATTCTGCAGCAATCATATCCTCACCCATTGTTACAGTATTTTCAATTAATTTAAAAGGACTAGGTTTTGTAATTACTGGGACAGTTTTTTTTCCTCCGTGTTCACCGCCCACAAAATCCCAGTCATATACTACATCAGTCCTTTGGTGGTAATATCCAGGCATACTACCTGAAGAAGTAATAACTCCTCCTTGTGCAGTCCCTGGAGCACTGATTTTTTTAATATAAGGTTGACTAGCGGCATACAGCCCATAGCTTCGCCCATATTGTTCAGGATCATAGCCTTTATAAAAGGTATCTGTAGCCATTTCTGCAATTTCCTGTACTTTTTTAGATGCTAATTCAGCTGCTATGTTTGCAGCTTCAACATTCATCTTTGTAAGAATTTCTTCAACTCTTCCCATGTAATTCTCCTCCTATTAAAAAAAGAGCCTCACATGAGACTCTTTCAAAATTATTCTACTTTTAATTTTTCAATCATTGTTTTCATAACTTCAGTACTATCAATTCCTTTAGCACCTTCTACAATAGCTTCCTGAATGCTTAGATTAATAAATCTTAATTCCCTTGAAACAATGGCTTCTAAAGAATTATGATTTCTCATATGGTCTTCCCAAGCTAATTTATATAGCTTTTTAAATTCCTCAAAATCCTTTCCAATTTCCTCTAAGATTCTGTCAATCAATCCAGCTTCAGCAAGAGAATCTAATACCTCGTAAGTACTTTCTCCTTCAAACTCAATATTTGTATAAAGCTGTAGAGCAGTAGTGATCAATACATGATAAGCACTGATTGAATTTACAGTAATAGTATAGCTTTCGCTTTCTTTTCCTAATGCCTTAATGATTTCTTCAATTGCAGTAATTTTTATTGCAATTGGAACATAATGACCAATTTTTAAGCTTGGGATAGCATGTTCTAATGTAGCTCCCTCTACAGAGCTATTGAATTCCTCAATAATAGTGTCTAAATTTACTGTATTTTCTCCCATAGTTATTTCTCCTTTTCTTTTTTCTGTTTCTCTTTGCGTCTCTTTCTTCTTTGAGACTGAATATATTCATAAGTTTTCCATCCACCATCAATCTTTGAGTATGCTACCCAATAAAAGTTGATATGAGGATATTTATATAGAAGTAATTTTCTTTTCATAGGTGCCACATGATCTGGCATACCTTTTACGTCAATGACATCTTCATGTCCGTCTTTATATGTAAGTACAAAATCTGCCACATATTTAATAGGAAGATATTTTTTATCTTGATGTTCAAATCCTTCCTGTAATAAATATTCTTTCTGCCGTTCACAATAGGTGATTTCCCCTGAAAGAATACCCGGAAGAACAGCGTCTCTATAAAATCTCATTTCAAGAGCAGAGTCAAATACGATCCCATCACACATACGATTATCAGTTCGCTTACTAACATTGTACTTACTGTCTCTTTGTTTCTTTTCGCTCATAGTCCTCCTTATAAAATCCGTATAATAAAAAACAGCAGAAGTACCTGCTGCCATAATGTTCTAAATTAATTCATGTTTACACCAAGCATCATACAGGTGCTTAGTGTCTTCTCTGTTCCAAACAAATAAAATTTTGTTCTGATCGAATCTATTGTCTGGAATGATATCCAAAAGTTCAGCTCCATAGCTTAAGTATTTAAAGTTCTGAAGCATATTTGGAATAAATACACATTCATCCGGTTCATAAGTCTTCCCGGTAATTCCACTTGTAGTTTTCATAGTTCCTCCTGCTTATAATTAAAAAAAGAGAGACACATAAAACCTAATGGCTATGTGTCTCTCAGTGATCATTTCTTTTCACTAAGAGATCCGCAAACCTATCTCCATTTCTTCTTACCACGAGAGTAAGAAGAAGGAGAAGAGGAAGGGGATTGAGCCGTTTTGTTGGTCTCAGCGAAAACTTTCTCAATAACGCCTAAAACGTCAGGGAGAAAGTCAGATTTGTTAGTTAAATCACACTTGTCCAGTTTTTGTCTTGTTTGTTCAGCATTGCATTCGCCTGTAGAATATCTCTGACAAGCATCAAATACTTTTCTACAATTGTCTGAATCAAAGATAAAATACCAAGATGGTTTATCTCTATCGACATCACAATGAGGACAGTAGTGATATGCCTTCCCACAACAAAAACAGGTTCTCTGTTTCGTTTCTCCCATGATATTCCTCCATTTCTAAATCGTTTCCAATCAAATAGCTGCCTTATCATCTGACAAGACAGCTTTTAAATTTGATTATTCTGTAGGCATTTTTGGTACGATGATATCGAAAAGTTTCTTTTCTTTATCACAGTACTGTTGCATACACTGGATTTCAAATGGATGTTTACCATCAGTAGAGAATGTTAAATCTACATTAGAGCTTAACTTAGCCTGTGGGAATACAAGATAAGCATTGTACAGTGTACTTACGTTACATACGTCAGCACCTAAAATCTGTACAATCAGTTTTCCAGCTTTAGGGAATTTTGTAGCACTGTTAGTTACTTTAACAGCTTCGTCTGTCTCATATTCGTATTCAACGAATAACTGAGAACCTTTAGATAAGCCAGTTGGTAATGTTACACTATCTGTTCCTTTAGCATGAACAAATTTATCATCACTAGCAGCTGCACCATTAGTATATTTCTTTCCTAATGTGCTATCACCTTTTAATTCATAGATGTATTTAATCTGCTCTGTAGGTGTGTGTTTTAATGTAACAGCAGTACCAGCTGCAATATCAATTGTTTCGAAAGCTGTAGCAATTACTTTAGACTCAGCATCAGCAACCTGTTTCTTTGTACCAAACTGAGCAGCAGCTAATCCTAAATCGAATAAAGAGTTAGTTGCAGAGAAAGTAGCTTTCTTAGCTCTATCGAATTCCATAATAGGAACTTCAAGAGCATCAGTAGCCTGAGTTGTGTCAGACTCGCATTTAATAGATGGCTCTGTAATCTGATTAATAGACCATAAGATTTCTCCTGTGTCTGTATCTACCATGATTGCACGTAAGCATCTATCGATGACAAAGTTATTAATGTCGAATGTACTTGCCATGTTTAATCCTCCTTGAAATATTTAAAAATTTGTATAAAAAAAGCAGCTCCATAAGAGCTACTTAATCCAATTAAGGTCTTCAGTTTTGATTTTTGAGGTATCTATCATACCTGAATAGCATCCTTGTAAAAGTGCAACAGCTTGTTTCTTTTTCTGAATCTGTTCAACGCTAGACATAAAAGCTGAGATATTTAAATCTTGAACAGATTGATAATCATACTTGAACTCTTCAGTATTTACCATTGAGATAACAAGAGGAAGAAGTATTGGTTCAAACTCTTTGTTTTGATTCATTTCATATTTCATCTTGTCTTCTTCAATAAGGATTTTTTTAGTTTCTTCGTTACCAGCGATTTCTACTTTAGGTTTGAGGCCGTGCAAAGATCTAAAATAATCACATATTTTGATATAGGCTAGCTTGTCAATCATGATGTCGTCTTCCATATCAACAAGAACAAGGTCTCCATTTACTTGATTTTGAGCCATCTCAAATTTACTGAGGTCAACTCCCATGAACAATCGTTGAGATATGTCAGTTTCAAGAGTTGGAGCCATGAGCATAAATAAATCAAAGTCTTCAACTTCTTCATAGTCTAATCCCAATTTAAAAAGCCTATATTTCATATCACTAGGAATACAGGTTAACGTAAATACAGCTTGGAAGTATTTGTCTTCACCCATCTCTTTTATGTCTCTAAGAGTAGGTTGATGAATACTTATTGCATCATTGATATAATAATCATCTCCGAAAATGATAGACAGGTCTTTATCCATGATCTACCGCATTGTCAGGAATTTCCTCATGTGAGACATTGTTATGGGCATTATTTCTATTGTCCATTCGTCCCTGATAAGGATTACTTGGAGTGATCACTCGGAATTTCAATGTCCTGCAAACATATCTGGTATCAGTAGTTCCTGACACATCGTATGTAAGTTTCATTTGAAATCCTAAATTGTTACTCCACTGAAAATTATCTCTGATGCAATATCCTAAAAGATCATGTCTTTCAGCTCCATAAGGAGTAGCGAGATTATCTTCGTGGCAAAATACTCTAAAAGTACATACCTGTTCTTTCATCATCCCATTTCTGTCATTGATATCTACATCATCAATGTCGAAACAAATGAAATTCTGGACTTCAGATTGTACTGGTTCAATATGAACTGCGGGGAATATGTTTACTCCCAAATATTCATCTGGAGAGTTTGGATCAAGTTTTGGGTTATCCAAAAGCTCGATAATATCAGAATCATTGTAAAGAATTTCTTTAATAATCCTTTTCTTGTAGATAATATCATCATCTATGTTCTGAAAATCTCTTATCATAATCCAATCACCTCCGTCTGAAATTCAGCTGTTAAATCATCTACAAATGCTTGGATGGTGATCGTCTCACCAATTAGAGAGTACACCTTATGACATTTGATATTCACTGTTGTGTCATCACAAACAATGTCAAAGTCATCTAAGTGACCCTGTGGTATTATAACATTCCACTCCACTTTTTCAGGAGAAGAAGTAGTACCATCTCCACGTTTAATAATAGTAGAGAATTTTTTAGTACTACCGCCACATTTAATCTGTGGTTTAGCACCAGCAAAGTTGATCACCAATTTATCATCTGGAAGATCAGGCAACGTAGGCTTGTCTTCATCAGTTTCAATAGTTGGTGGAACTTCGGTTTTATAATAATCGGCAATCAATTCGTCCACATTATCTGTGTGACCGTTGAAAGCATCTTGTTTTAATGTAATTTTTGTAATTCCAAGAGGAACTGCATCCTCTCGTTTTGTAACCTTCCATGCCACTGGATGTAAAGGATTACGTGTAATTAAGAATCGTGTATCATAGTCTATGGTGTTTGTAACATCATTTGTTGGAACCCAGAATGAAATCTGGTTTTCTATACTCGTGATCAAATAATCGGTCCACACACCAGAATTGTTCTTAGTTTTATATTTAAGTCGTTAGCTTAAATAGTTTTAATTTACATATAAAGAAAGATATTTATCATATTTTCGTTGTAGATATATATTAGCGTCTTTATACATCCAATTAGCGACTATTTTTCCGTTTTCACCATAAAAATCAATTACTCCAGTAAAGTCGTTTCCCTTTTTTGCTGGTCTTAAATTAGCTTTTATGTCTGGAAAAAATTTAGATATCACTTCATAAAATTTAGAGCAAAACTTTTTAGTAGATGTGATAGAAATAATGTTTTTTCTTACACAGCCATTTCCATCAAAATATCCCCTAATAAAATGAGAATGTAAATCTTCTCTAAGCCATGTTGGATATTCTAAACAATAGCTTTTTCTTGGAACCATTCCAAGTGACTGTAATTGACGACACATATATGCACTAAAGATTAATAAAGTATATTGATCTTGATATGTATATCCAAAATCATGCTTATTAGAATTATCTACAAATCTTAAAGGATGTTCATTGCCAATTTCCTTATTAATTCTTTCAAGGATAGGACGATCACCTTTCTGTAAAGACATAGATATAGTCTGTTTAGGCATATAATTAGAACCATCTGCATCTAAAAATCCTAAAATATAAGCTTTTTCTGGAGTATCTATTTCATCAAAATAATGTTCATTTACTTTATAAGTTCTTTGGCCATTACCAATTCTTTTGATTCCATAAGTGTCCAGAATCCTTCCAACAAATTTATGATTGACACCATATTTTTTACCAATTGCTACAGAAGAAACTCCATCTCTATACATTTGAGCCATATCGTCTTTATGCTTTTGTGAAACATCATTATGAGTAAAACGTCCACCCTTTAAATCTTTTATAATTTTATGAATTTCAGGATATCCATCTCCTGTAATGTCTACAATTTCTGATAAAGTTTTTCCTTCTTTAAATAAATTTCTATAATAATCTGTTTCGTATTTCATTGAATTTCCTCCTAAAAATTTCAATATAAAAAAGACAGTAATTGTTGTGTTAGGAGCACAACAAAAGAGGAGCTACCTCCTGTCCTGTCTTAATTAACTATTTATGTAAACTAAAATCCTTATGCTTCCACATAAGAGAAGAGCACATCAACACCATATTGTGAATACAACTTAGGTGGCTCCCATTTTCAGGCACTTGCCCTACTTTGCTCGTTGAAGGTTTCTCTGTTCGAGACTTCCCGGCTGATTGTCCAATTTATTTTTTTTCAAACATTCACGCTCGCCCATATTTCATGACCACGTTGTAGTAAAATAACTTTAAGGAGTTTCCAGCAAAAAGAGAGCTTTTTCACTAACAAGTTTCCCTGATAGTGCGCACAAATTTACGAATTTCGGCTGCGGATCGCACCAAGACATGAATACACTTTCCCATTTGCAATCCACTTAAAAGTCCAATTGCAAAGAAGAATATTGTACCGATAGAAAAGAGGATGATTATCATGATCAACAATTAACCAAGTACTAAATTCCTCATCATCATTGACAGGAATATCTACGTAAGTTCCTAAAGGATACTTAACCCCTGGTCTAAACTGCAGATGATAATCAATCGCATCTTTACTGATACTGTTTTTTGTATATGCTAAAAACTTTGCGTCAACATCTTCACCTAATATCCTACATTCCCGAAAGGCGGGGTCCTTTGTGAATGTGACATCCATAGCTTTCAGCGAATGGGCTCTGTACTTTTTAGAAGCAGCAGTACTATGAGCACCATTATTTAACCTATTTCTATAACTCTCTAGACTCATCTACATCATCCTCCTTGATATGGTCAACAAGTGATGTAGCATCGAGAATAGCTTTTCTATAAGCTGCATGATCGTAATCTTCTTTTAATGCTTCATCTCTAGCCTGAGCTAAGATAGCAAGAAGATCTAATACGACTGTCTGATTAGAAAAGATTTTATTGTATCCAGATAATTTCCATAATAATCCTGCAAAGTATCTATCCAAATTAGGATCTTTTTCTTCACGCATATATAACAGCTTGAAGATGGAATTCTGAATAGTCTTTTTATGAGCATGGATCTGCTCCTTTGGAAAATTTCCATATTTGCTATTCATACATTTCTCCTAACTATTGTTCTGTCTAAATTTTTCTGTTTGATAATCTCTGTAAGCTTTTTGTTTTTCTACTCTGATCTGATCTCTCAAGGCCATTACCTTATCTAATTGATTTGATTGAGCATAAAATTTTTCTTCAGCTCCACCAAAAATCTGTTTAGTAAGAAGAGTAGAGTTCACCTGAGGGCGAATCCATTCTTCTACCATAGACAAGGCTAAGATTTCAATTTCAATATCTGAAAGATCATCTTCAAAGACCCCTTCAGTATCATCTCTCTTGGAAAGATCAGAAGTACATTTGCTAAACTTAGAAATACTTGCAGTTAAATAACCTAACAGCATTTCATTGGCATCTTTATCAGATAGATCAGCAAAATCATAATCTTCGATCTTTAATAAGAAAACAGAGTAGATGCGTTCATAAGAGGTCATAATACACCTCCTAGAGCACTAACTTAGCAAACTCAGTTCCCAGTGATTTGTCGATTGTTTTCACAATACGAATACTATCCAGCTGTCCATCTTTAATAAGTTTTGCAGCAGCTGTTCTAGCAGCATCTTTTACTCCTTCAGGAGCACTATTTAAGAATGACTCTAAAGCATCTGGTGTCTTATCAAAGAAGCTTCTAGGATCATCTAATCCATAGAACTGATTTGTAATTTCCTGTAACTGAGGGTTTTCCTTTAAGAAATCTTCATCCATAACAATAAAATAAGGATAAAACAGGTAATCGGATTTTCTGGCTAACATTGCTTTTAAGTCCTGATACTCAACATCAGTAATTTCTCCATACTGGAGCCACTCATATCGAGTACGAGATTTTGCGAATGTTTCGTGATAAATTAATTCTCCTGTTGTTACTGACATACAAGGAATTAATTCCTCCTTGTCAAACACACGAGCTTTTGGCTCTGGTTTAGGAGTAGCTTTTTTTGTTCTAGTTCTTTTCGCTGTGGACTTAGCAGCAGCTTTTTCCTCGACTGCATTTTCTGTGTTAGTTTTATTAGTTTCTGGCATTTTATATCTCCTTTTTAATATCAAAAGAGCCAGCATTTAACTGGCTCAGATTTTATCCTACTGTAAATTTGTAAGTTCCGAATAACTGGTTGATGACAACATTGATACCAAGTTTCTGCATTAACTCGTACTCATAAGTCATATCCTGGTTTGTTGCGCCATCATTGACCTGTTTAACAATAGCTTCACCTTCATTAACAAGTTTGATAGGTTTGTTATCAGCATCAATAGGCATTAACAGTAATTTCTTATTGTCAAGCTTTTTGTTTCTTGTTCCCTGTTCATTAACCTGAGGGATAGCCATTAATCTGATTCCTTCAAACTGTCCTAATGTACCAGTTGTATGTCTTTCATTTCTCATATCGTCTGAAATCCAAGCAGATGGAGAAAGAGCGATAACCTGAGAAATAGCAGATCTTGTACCACAGATAACAACTTCTTTACCTGTATCTGTTTCAAGATTCTGAACAGCTTCAATTAATTTATCAGCCTCTAATTTACCTGTGATCTTTAAGTCTGTAGGTAATTTTTCATCAGCTCCCATAAAAGATTCATAGATCATGTCATTGATCTTTCTGTCAAAAGCTTCATACACTTTTGTGATCATGGCAGCAAAATCACGTCTACCTGCCATGAAAAGTTCAAACTCTTCATAGATCTTAATTCCATACCAGTCTGTAGTAACAGAGAAGCTTTCTCCGATTCCTAATTTCTGGCGGATTAAGTCGTGATGATTACCAGAGAATCTACTAACTGTTAATACAGCCTGCTCTTCAACATAGAATACATTCTGATCTCCGTCAGCTAAGTTTCTCTGATCAACCCATTCCATGAAGAAAGGATTGTCTCCCCATCCACTTACAAGTAAGTTCTCTAATGTCTCCTCTAACAATTCGAAAACTTCTGGCTGATGTCTACGAATAGCTTTTCTAAGAACTTTACGATTCTTTTCATCTTCAGCAACTCCAAGAACCTGAGCAAATTTCTTCCTAATAACAGTATTAGCAGCACTTTTAGCATCTGCAACACCGTCAATTTTCTTCGTTTTGTCGTTAGCTGTGTCTAACATTAAAGCAGAGAAGTCCATATATTCCTGCTCGCCTTGTTCAAAAACAGCCTGAACTGTTTCTCCCAGTTCGCTAAATTTCATAAGTCTTAACATATATTTCTCCCCTCCTTATTACGCTGTAGCCACTTCTGTGTTTTTCATTACTTCAAGCATGACCATAGTTACACCAGATTTGATGTATGTATAACGAATTTTCGCTACAAATCCATAATCTGTAACAGCTGTTGCTTTAGCAATTTCCTGATACTTACGATCTTTTGCAACAACTAAGTTACCAACTGTAACTTTTTCTCCAGTAGCTTTTGTGATCAGATAATCAGAAATTCCATACATATCTCTTGGAACAAGAGTATAAGCACGAGCACTTTTACCTGCTTCGATCACATAGTTGTATTCAGCCTGTCCAAGTGTTGTAGACTGATCATAAATTAATGCTGGGTTAGCAATTAAAACAACCTGACTACCTTTTGTAGGTGTAGCTGCTTTATATTCTTCATTTCCACTTGTTTCTACTGGATCACCCAGAGCAACAATCATTCCATTTTCCATAGCAGCAGCATCGTCAACTACAGAAAAAATGTGTCCACCACCGAGATAAGTAGCATTGATCTTACTTGTCTCGACAACACCATATTTTGTATTTGCCATTAAATTTTCCTCCTTGTTTTTAGACATTAAAAAAAGACACCACATAGGCATCCTTCAAAATTCATGTATTATTTTTCAAAATCATCAAATAATGAACCATATGGTTTATTTGCTGTAGATTCAGGTGATTTTCCACCAACACTCATACCAAATTTATGTTTAGCAGGATTTTTATAAGCAAATTCACCACTGATAGCAGCTTTTCCAATGATTTTTAAACATTCATTTTCTAACTCTCCAACAGAGAATTTTTCGATCTGTTCATATAGAGCAGAATATTCTTCAGAACCTTTTAATTTTTCTTGGAAAGAATCTAACATGGCTGTCTTTTCTTTCTTGTCAGCCTCTTTCTTAAACTCTCTAAGAGTTTCTAATTCAGGTTCCATTGCTTCATAATCAGCAACCTTGGATGTTAATTCACCAATTTTAGCTGTATATTTTTCTTCAACTGTCTTTTCAGTTGCTTTTTCAGCTTCATATTTAGCTTTATCAATCTCAGGTTGTACAATATCAGCAAGAGAGAAGTCTTCAGCTGGTTCCTCAGAACCTTCGAAATCTACAATTGTATATTTCTTTCTTTTCTTAGAGTCAAAATCAACTTTAACTTCATCACCTGCAACATCAAAGCTGAATCCAAATAATTTGTATCCATCTTCTCTGTCATAAGCATAAACTTCTCTACTGTCTAGATCATAGTCCACTACAAAATATTTAGAATAGCTTCCCCAGTCGGTTTTAACTTTCTGATCAGCAAAAGCTTCACTCATAGCTTCTCCGAGATTACTAGACAGTAAGAATTCTTTTGTCTCTTTCATCTGTGTTAATTTTTCAGTCAGGGCTTTTTCGTCCATGTCTGCATATTCAAAATCAAGAGACTCTGGATCAAATCCAAAAGATTTGATAAGTTCTTTCTTATTCAAGTCATGTTCCTCCTTTTTCTTTGTGATTTCTGTGTTTTTCATTTCAAAACAGTACTGTTTAAAGTCTTCAAACATTTCATCCATTGATTCTTTGAAAGTATCTGCACTATATGTTTCTAAACATGCTGATTCAAAACATGGTGGAGCACTCTCTAACAATGTGAACGCCTGAAATTCAAAATCAGTAACATGACACACACCATCAACCATTTCATATGAATTAACACCAATCTCCATGGATTGATCTGTAATACCATTTTCTTTGATGTGGTCATAAACTGCCTGACGTTTCCACAGAAGGACCTCACAACAAAAATAAGTTTTCACACGGCCATCATCTTCAGTAACATTTTCCCAATACCACTGTGGAGATTCAGGAATTACACCTAATGGATCAGTCAGATTGTATTCTTTTAAAACCCCGTTCTTATCTTTTCTAAATGTCGAGTCGTGAGAACCAATCTTGTCTTCATCGATTGAATAATTTGCTACAAGAGGTACGTAAGCAAGAGAAGAAGTAGCTTTTTCAAATGATTTTGTACTAATATAGCTACCATTTCGGTTTTTGCCCTCGTAAGCAATGTGTAACATTCCTTTATCAAAAGTGCTATTTGCAGACACAATATCCTCAATATAGGCACTGTATTTTAAACTCATTTTTGTTTTTTGTTTGTTTTTAGCCAAATTTCATCTTCACCGCCTTTCTTTTTGTTTTTTACAACTAAAAAAAGACCTCAGCGGTCTAGAATGTCATTTTATTTGTGAAAACCATCTTCATACGGTCATCTAATGAAAATTCCATATCTACGGCTTCCAATTTATTTTCAAAAATATAAACCGTATGATCTTTACATTTTTCAACTTTTAACAGCTTACATTTTTGTTCTAATTTTTCTTTTAGTTGCTCATCTATACAAAAGATGAATGGTTTATTCTCCATTTTTATTCTCCTCTCTGGTTGCTATACCTTCCTCAGTCATATCATCAAGGTTCTTTTTTTCAGCACCACCTTTAGAGTCAGTTGTACCTGTATTAGATGTATAAGAAGAATTAAGAGGCTTCCATAATTCATCTAATCCCAGTGCATTTTCCAAACCAGTATTCTGCATAACTTCATAAGGCGTATAACCCAAAGAAGTAGCAAGTTCCATTTTTACTGGAACACCTAAGGCAGCAGCATCTTTTCTCACGTTGATATAATCTTCTTGTGTGAAATATGTATATCTGTGGAACTTAATAATATAATTTTCATCAATATTGTTTTTGATGTACATCTGAGCCCATCTCTCAATCTTAACTAAGAAATCTATGGCTACAGTTTCATCAACTTCTATAGAATGTTTCAATCCAACAGATCCACCTTTGTCAGAATTGAATAACATTTCAGATACACCAACTTTGCTCATTAAATTAGATAAAGAATTAGCAAAAATGTCAGTGTCAGACGTGTCATTTGTTTTAAAAGAAACGACTTCAAGATCACATGGGCTGTAAGCAGTTGCAGCCAAAGAAGGAGCAGCTTCACTTAAAAGTCCATCCATAGCTTGTACAAGATCTAAATCAACAGCAAAATCATTGATTTCTTTTGTACCAGATAATAATGGGATTTTTTGAAGTAATAAGACACTTGCTTCCAACTCTGTCTTAGCTTTGATTAAATTTTCATAGTCTAAAAGATCAATCAAAGACACAAAGAGAGGAAGTAGATATGGAAGCGGAAGAAGTGGATCGTTTCCAGAAATGATACAAATAGAGGTTTCCATAGGAATTTGAAACCATTTGTAATCCTGACCATTACTTTTGTAAGCATTGTAGCCAGTGCTAAATACAGAATCCCACTCTTCAAGATAAATACTATTATTTCCCTGATCAAAGAAGCTTGCATCAAAGTCAAATCCATAAACACCATTGTCTACTTGAGTAACTTTGCAATATTTAGCTTCTAACTGGTATAAAAAGCATTCATCATCGCCATTATCATAAATAAATCCAAAATAAGCACCATCTCTAAGTGCTGTTGCAATAACACCGGGCATATCGGCTTTAAAATTAATTCGCTGAACACCTTTTACAGCTTCTGTGTAAGAAGTAATGAAATCAGCCTGTCCACCATTCGATAAATCTTCTTTGGGGACTAGCTGATAGTTATATAACAACATGGAAGAGTAATATTCGATCAGTTTCCGATATGGCATACTTACTCTGTATAACCATTCAGAAACAGCTCTGATATTGTTAATGTTTGATTGTGGATTCTGAATATACTGTTGTAGTTTAGCTTTTGTGTAACGAGTATAACTACGACTTGTTTCTTTGTTAGCTTTTTGTAAAATTAAACTATTGACCTGACTTTGACTGAAAGTAGAAGCAAAAGGTCTTGAATAATTTCCTGATTGCATTTGTGTAACTTTACGTTTTATGGGTTGATTCTTACGCACGGGTTTCCCAGCATTTTGTTTTTTCGCCACATTATCCAAGTTCTTTCACCTCCTAGTATTGCTTCCAGTTAAATTTGGCCGGACGAATATTAATAAATTGTTGTGTATAATCAGTTTTCTTTGGTTTACGCTTAGTAATATGCTCACGTCTTCTCTGAGCTAACTCCCAAGCGAGCATGGCGATTACATCGTTCTGTTACTTTTTGACCTGCTTACAGGCGAATGAGACGTTAATCTCATTTCTCATATTTCTTTTGTTATAGTATGAGTCCAGACTATCGCATCTCCATATAATACCGATGGAGTTCTTTCACTTAGTCGTTGCAGCTGCACGGTTTCCCTGCTTGCTGTGGGTTATCCTCTTCAGGACTTTCCCAAATTGATCAGAAAGAATTAAAAATGCAGTTTATGGATTATGCTGCATTTGCCCTATGCCTTAAGGCTCTATCGTCATGCATTTTATTAGCTTTCTGGGGATCAAGATCAAATCTGTCCTTGCCAGAAGCCTGTTTGAATCGATAAATATTAACCAATTCAGTTTTTGCGTGATCAATTTGTTTCAAAGCAATCTCTTCATAAGTGGTTAACTTGTGAATTTGAGTATCAACAGTGATTTCTTTCTTGCTTAATATTTTTTCCTCATCCTCAGATGGGAAATAATCACGCAGAGTACGATTACCATTCTTATCAATCTCATAAATTAAGTTGATGAATCCCTTTCCGTCATACTCATTCGGAAATTCAATCAGACCTAAATCCATCATTTGAATCAAAGATTCAAACATTTCAGACTTATATTTCAATGGGGACATCAGTTTTACGATGTCTGGGATAGCATTAGGGAAGTTTCTAGCTTCCTCGGCAGAATATTCCTTATCAATCAATCCTCGATGCATTAATCCGTCTGAATCTTCCCAATCCTCTAAGAAAAAGTCAGTAATAGGCACGCCGGCTCCTCCAGAACCTGCATCAACTAAAAATCTCTTGATATTTTGGTAATCAGCAACGCCATCACCGTTATAATCTAATAGTAATTGTTTGATTGCTTTAATCTGATTTGGGGTATTCATAGGAGTTTTATTAGCTTTGAAATAATCTTGAAGACATACAAGATTGACAATTTTCATTTTTAATCCCTGTGTAGGATCTTCATAAAGTTCTCCTATGGCAAGAGCAGAATTATCGTGTGATCTAGCAGGGTCATATGCAAAAACATACTTTCTGCGACCATCTGGATTCTTAAGAACTGGAATTCTGTTGTAAGAGTTCTTAATGATCCTTGCTCTTTTAATGATCTGACCATCTCCACCTTCATTTGTGAAGATGTTATAATATTCACGCAATGCGGCTTCCTTATCTGTTCGCATAGCACTGTCTACAGTACTTTGACTTAACAGAGGTTTAGGTAGTCCAATGCCTCTTTTTGTTGCTTTAATAATGACATCACAGCTAATATCAGCACAAAAATAGTTTTTATCTCCTGCATCCATTCGTAGGCTACATTCTCTGTACTTTTTATAAAAATACTGGTCAGTACGACCTGCAGAAGAGCAGTAGAGTAACTGATTTTCGAACATAGGTGGTTTCATAAGCATTTCAGAACCATCTCCATTTGTTCCTAATGCAAAATCAGCGTTCTGAGTTGTAAATGGTTCAGAAGTATCAAATAATTCATCTGGACTGTTCATTGCTTCATCATATACATTGCAATTGCTACGCTTGGAGCGGTTGTTGTTATATGCACCGTTCAAAGTAAAAATCTGTGCATCATTGTACAATTGATGATGATATGAAGCAGGATTGTGAACAAATCCATCTTTATTTGCATGAGATTTAATAATTTCACTTGCATAAACACTTGTAAGTGTTGTAAATGAAGGAACTTCATTCTTTGTGATCTTTTCAAGCTTTGAATACATTTCAATAGACTGTGATCCAACACCGCATAGAATATAAGCGGTGAAGTTTGGTACTAACAGCGATTTAGTCATCAAATAGATAGATGCCAATGCACTTTTACCACCATTTCGACTCATAGCCCATACTGCAACCTTAGAAGTCCAAGTATTCATGAATATATAGGTCTGATAGTCCATTAATTCAACACCGAATATCTCTGATGCGAATCTGGTAGGATTCCTTCGGCCCCATTGAATGAACTCAGCAGTCTCTTTGTATTGCTCATACTGACGATTTGTAATGTCATATAGACTAGGTTTTTTGAAGATTTGATAATTCTTTGGGAGATATACACCAGATTCGTGTAATTCGTATTTCTTACTTTCTCTCAATAATCAATCACCTCACCATCTTCAGTCATGAGGCGCTTTTCAATTAGAAAATCTTTAAGATCTCTGTTTTCTACGAGAAGGATTCTTGCCCTTTCAAGAGCTTCATCACGTTCTCTACTATATTGTTCAACTAACTCAACTTTAATATCTTTGATTTCTGATGCAATGTTCTCATCATAGCCAATCTGTTTATGACGAGCTTCTTCTGAAATCTCTGCAACCTGACGCATTCCTTCACAAGTACCAATATCAAAGGTGTTAATTTCTGCCTCTCGGAACCCAATATCTCGTAAATGCTTTTCTTTCCCAGACAGAGTGAATGCACCTTTGGATTTATTATTGTTATTTGTGATAGAAATACCATTTTCTTTAGCTAATGAGTTAATATTATTGACCAGTTTTGAAACTGTTTCAGATAAGTTTTTGACAACAGCATTGTTCTGTACAGCAGTTGTAACATCAATCGTGTACGCATCAATAGCTGCGTTAAGATTTGTGATCTGAGCTTGTGACTTAACAATTTGGATTGCAGCAATCATCTTCATTGCATCATTTTTAGTTTCTTCATCCAAAAAGTTAACAAGCTGAGAGTAGAGTAGAGGCATGTCTTTTTCACTTGGGTATTCATCAAAAGGATCATACCCAATGATTTTAATGACATCCTTCCTATTTTGTTCATATGCTTCTTTAAGAGCTTCAGCATCGGTATAAATGGATTCTGTTTTTACCTTCGACACATGAGTCATATCTTTAAAAATATCACTATCACGCCAACGCTTGCCATGATACTGATTCAAACCAAGACTTGTTAGATAAACACCCCATATAGTTTTATTTTCTTTCTTTTTACCTCTTTCTGGAGGCTTGTTTGCACTGAATACAGCAGTTTCCCATAAATCTTCATAGAATGGCTTATCTAAATACTCTAAAGCATCTTGAACGCTTTCTCTTGTCTCTCCAAGAAATTCTCCAGCATCAGTTTTTCTACGAGCAACAGCAGTAGAACAATCTTTACAGATTCTTGTAATACCTGTTAAAACTCTAGGATCTGAACTACTATAGAATTTTGTCTTTGGAAGATCTTTGTTGCAAAAAGGACAGCGAAATGTTTCTTCTTTTTGTGCTTGTACCTTTTTAGCAGAGGATTGTGTACGGCGCATTGCAGTTTTCGCCATATCTTACTCCTAACTTAAATATATTTTTTCAGAAGCGGTTCTACCCTTACCTTCTTCAAAGATCGTAAAGTAGGCAGCAGAATCGCTTGATTGTAAAATTTTCTCAGCGAATGGATCAACACCCATTACACTTGGAACATTAATAACTTCAGCATGACGACCAACATCAGAGCTTTCTAGATGATGTATGTGACCTGCAACCAAGTAGTCTAACTTTACACCATAGAAGTTCTGAAATTTACCATACGCATCTTTAATGTTCTTTTTATCACCATGAAAAGCCAGAACATTGAAACCACAGATGTTTTCATAGATCAATCCAGTGGGATTCTCAATTACCTCAATGTTCGGGTTATTCTCTAATAATATTTTTAACATTGCTCTTACTACGATACCAAGATTTTCATGAGTGAAAGTACCCTTAGGCTGTCCAAGCATTCTCAATTCACTATGGTTGCCATCAGTCATGTGGAATTTGATTCGTGCGTATTGAGACAATTCATTTAACCAATTTGCAAGAAAATATCCATATCTTACAGAGCTATCAATAACTCCATATCGCAATATGAATAATTGTCCAACTCTCAGAAGACCATCAATAAAGTCTCCAAGAGAGAAGATGTGTAGCTCTGATAGATTATGTTCATCAATCAGGCCAATTGTGTAGCTTAAAAGTTTATACATTCGATCTTCAAAGATTTCTGGGTTATATGAATTGATAATCTCACCTGAAAGGCCTTTAATTTCAAATTCAACACCATAGTGTTCATCTCCGAAGAACAAACAACCAGCTTCTCTATTATGAGTTACCGGCAATAAATCTGGAATTATAAAAGGTTCAAGATCTTTCATTGCCGATCCAATCTTTTCAAAGATCAGATCATCTCGACCAATCTCACGTTTCCATCTGTTTAATTCAAGTTTTTCTGTTTGAACCTGTGTCTTCAAAAGCTCTAACTCTCTAGTTTTAGCTTTCACGGCAATAAGTTCACTGCTCTGAGTCATATCAGAAAATACATTTTCATAATATTTCTGAGCGTTTTGATATTCTTTACGATACTTAGACTCCCCATAGTTGTAACCAAGTTCTTTATTAAGATGTTTGGCTAATTCTTCCCAACTATTGCCTATAATACCGTTACTCTTCATGTCACACAGTCTCCATATGTACTGTTTTTCGTTTTCGTTTTCCTGTCTGTTTAAATCTACCAATGTGTCTTAACCCTCCCAATCTTCGTTTACCAGTTCCTTAAATCTATCAGTGAATTTACCATATGGTTGTAGTTTTGCAGGAACTGTAATAGGTTCTCTGTTCCTTGGATCAACCAATTCCTTTTCAGGAATATACCGAGATCCCAGTACAATACCAGAAGCGAGAGAAATCTCAGTGTCTTCAGCATCATTAGTTTCTTTCATAATCTTCATAACACAATCAGGAATAGCATCTAACACGATTTTACAATCACCCTTAGTGAAACCTGTTGCATCAGAGACCATTGAAACAAGATCACGTTGTTTGTGTTTAAAATAATCTCTTTTTTTCTTTTTCAATTTTCCAGCACCATCCTTTTTATCATTTCTCCGAGTTACAGTCCGTGCTTGCTGCTCATAATGAGTCAGCGTACACATTTGGACATAGAGCTACCGATCAGAATCGAACTGATAACCTATCGCTTACAAGGCGATTGCTCTACCAATTGAGCTACGACAGCACAAAAAGAGTACATTGTAACTACCAACAATGTACTCAAACTTAGAAAAGAGGTATAAATTATGATTCCTACAAGAAATCTTAATAGCTTTGTAAATCTTTCTGAGGTATGAAACAACAGTAGAAAAGCGCAATAATCAAAACTTCACAAGAAAGGAGATAATATGATTCCTCAGAAAGATTAACAGGGATAACTGGATTTGAACCAGTGAATACAGCAGTCAAAGTGCTGTGCCTTACCGCTTGGCGATATCCCTATATGTATTTTAATTTTAAAGCAGGTCTTCACCTTACAGTCATTTGTGGAATAGTTTGTTCTGCAACATAGTAGATAAGTCTGAGCTTCGAGGAGCGACCTCTAACTTCTTACCTAAGTCTAAAAGATCAGTTCTATGACATGATCAATACATGCAATGTCAACCCACCATTCAGAATTAAGTTTTATTGTTATATACTCTATTAGCATATATATTCATTTTGAATTTGAACTTGCCCTTAACTGACTTGAGCGACATACCAGCGACTTTTCTTATACACTGTCTTTTGAACAGCTTCACATCAAACTACATTATTTGGCTTTTCCACCTTTTACGTACCTGCCAGAGTACGCATTGAAGTGGATTATTCTCCACAGGAGCGTCTATTGTTGTAGCGAAAAGTTCTGTGCGTTAACCAGACCAAAATGCTGCACAATATCCATTTGCTTGAGAGTTTCTCTCTTGTCCATATCAGATCACTCCGACATAAAAAGAGACACAAAGAACGTATCCGTACAATGTATCTCTCCAATTCGACATATGTGCCTAGAATATCTCTCGGACTCATGGCATTGAGTTTTATAACCGAGTTGCTTATGTTTTAAAATACAAACACCCTAAGCTGGATTTGAACCAGCACGAACGGTTTTGGAGACCGTCATTCTACCAACTAAATTATTAGGGCGATATTACTGACATGACAGGACTCGAACCTGCAACACCAACGTCCGTAGCGTTGTGCTCTGTCCAGTTGAGCTACATGTCAATAACGAATATGTATTTACCTCTCATACGTACACACTGGCGAGACAATACATATTTCTAAAAAGCAACAGTGTGTAAGTATTGCTTTTCTAGGGCGAACTGAAGTGATGAACTCCATCAGAATATCAGAAGAGGTATACATTCCAATATCCACCAACCATCAGGGTGTTCGCATATTTTTTGGTTAATCTATCGTATAGTTACTAACCTAATCATCCCTGTTGAGGGAATCGAACCCACTCGTGACCGAAGCCGCAAAATTTACAGTTTTGCCTGTCTCCTTAGCAGTATAAACAGGGATATTAGCCCACAAGTCCGAAGAACATTGTAGGACAAACATCACACCAACGAGAGTCGAACTCGTATTGCATCCGTGAAAGGGATGTGTCCTAAAACCATTTAGACGATGGTGCGATTTAGCGTACGGACTGGGCTACGACCCCAGGATACACATGTTCGTATGTATACAGGATTAGCAATCCTGCGCATTAAACCAGCTCTGCCACCCGTACATAATTTTTTGTAGACCACTTTTAATCAAAGATTCACTTCCAAACCACATGAGTCAAATTATCGTTAAGCTTCTACACGTCTTGTCTCTTGTACTTCGAAACAAGCATTCTCCGATTTATGGTTTCTTTTGCTGTTCAGTAGCTAATCTACTGCAAACAATTGACTCACCAACAACTTCCGCAGAAGCATTGGATCTTCTTTTTGTTGGGCACGCAAGGTGCAATGTTTTGCCTGTTGTCAGCAGACACTACTACATATGTGTCTATGAGTTGCTGACAATATTTAATGACCTATAGGCGATATTTCTTACGTGTGATAACATTAGCTTTTTGTTATTTTACCACATATACTTTACTGTACTTTTTGCCGAATCTCTTGACCTGTGAGTGAGAAGAGAAGTACATGTCGATATGTTTTCCTCTTACTCCGCCACCAACGTCTTCCGCTGTATACAGATGTCCATTGATTCTGACCTTAGTACCTAATTTAATTTTTCTCCTATCAACAGAAATGGTTCTGCCTTGTTTTGCTCTGCGACCTGAAGCAGTTCGGGTTCCCCAACCACCAGAACATGACCGACAACCGCAGTATGCAGTAATCTTGTATGTTCCCAAACATTTAACTTTTTTATTTTTCGCAGAGACAGCAGTAGAAGTAGTGAACCCTCCAACTGCCAATAGCATTGCCATTAACAGTGCGATCATTGAAATTTTCTTTTTCATGTTTATCTCCTTTGGTTGCTTTTACAAGTTTCCTCTGGAGGTCTATATATGTTATGGACAGTTGCAAGTCTCGGATGTCATCTCTGATTTTTGTTTTTAGCATAGACCTCGGAACCTACGAAGCGAATATTCTTTGTTGAAACAGCGTAGGCGTGAATCTTTGATCCACTGGCATTTTGAGATTTTATCTGTCCGAATAACCAATTATTTATTCTTGGAATCTTTTTTGATCTGCTGGCGTTTCTTGAATGGAACTGGTTTCAATCCCCATGCAGTTCTTAAATCTTCCAGTGAGTTGTAATGTTCAGTTACTGTATTCCTTTTCATTGCTTATATCCTTCCTTTCATATATCACTATTTTACCACCCCTTCAAAACACTAGGTTTTACCTAGGTTTCTGAGGGGTATTTAATGTGGTAATTCTGCTCACCACTCAAAATTTTACCTTGAAATACACTTTTTAGTATATATAATTAACTCTTATTTCCTTTTCGAAAATCTGATCTTTTGAGCATTTCCTTATCCTTCCTTCCATATATCACTATTTTACCACCCCCTGAAGAACGTAGGCAGAACCTAGCGTTTTCAGGGTCAATTAATGTGGTAATTCTTTTTGCTGGCCTTATTTTTTGTCAGAATTATAGTATTTGGTATATCTATTTAACTGCATTTCACTCTTACAAGAAGTACAATACTGTCTAAGCCGTCCTTTACGATGCTTTTTCTTTTTTGAGATGTCTCTAAAAGGTTCTCCACAACAGGAGCATACAGAAATCTCAGGATATCCAATAAAGTGAAGGTATCTGTTCCCAAGATTCTTGAAGTCTGTAATCTCAAGAGCAACATCTCCCGAATCGACAAGAATATCTACAGAGAAGTTTAAGCTGTTAACTTTCTTGCTCATTGTTATACAATCGCTTCTGAACAGCCTGCCGATTATTTGGCATCTACGCTCTCTTGTACCTACTGTATTACCCAATGAGAATAAATCTTTGTAGTCTGTATTCACCCAATTATTGTTTTGAGGATTCAGAGCATTATAATACTTGGCCAAACAAAGAGCAGTGAAGAGGATCTTTTGATCTCTAAGATTTTCTAACCCATTTATGATTTCCATTTCGGACTCATAGATTGGCAGTGAATCAATTTCCACGAGAGGATACTTTTTAGCTTTGTGAATGATCTCATCAATGCATGAATACCATTTAGCTTCTCTGTAGCTCTCACAGGACTCTTTTAAGAACTCATTGATAATTTTATATACCTGTGCAGGTTCTAAGCCTTTCTCGTGGATGTAATATTTTGCAAGCAGGGTAGCAGTATATGGTATACTGCCTTCCAGCTCTTTTGTTTCTAAAATTTTTTCTACCAGCGTTTTTTCATTCAGTACGATATTAATAACAATCAGCCTCCTCAAACATAGATGATTCAATTTGTTTAATAGTTTCAATGACGAAAGAATCTCCGTCATATTCAAAATCTCCTGATTCAGCTCTTACGGGATAAGAGATCTGGTGATAGTTTCTCTCTAAGAGTCTTTGGACAAGGATGTCTCCAAACATGTCCCATACAAACTGTTTACTCTTACCATTGGTGTAGCAGAGGTCAAGAAGAATGTCACAAGCTTTCTCAGGATCAGGAACAGCAGTGGAAACAGCTTCTCTGAACAACATGACTCGATTATTGATAATGTCTGTTACATTTAGACCAAAACCACCCTTGCCGTTGATCAGAGCATTTAAGGTTTTCATTTTCTTTGAATATTCACTGTACAGCTTCTTAAGAGCATAATAATCATTCTTATTGTACTCATGATCCCTTTTGAGAATAGAGTAATCAAAATCTGTTTGTGTATTCAACTTCTTTAAATAGCCATCAAACTCATCCTCAAAGAGCTTACAGATTCGATTCATTACACAAGGCCCTGTGCCTACAGGCAAGAACTTATAGTAGTGATCTAAGAATTCCGCTTCGTCCTCTGTGATAGGTTCTGTATCAGCTTTCTTGAGTAATTCATCAATTGTGCACCCAAACCAGATAATACATTTATCGTTTGAAGCTTTCACATAATTTGTGTAATCCTTTCTCAGGTGAGAGTAGATGTAGATCATGAAGTATGGTTTCTTGTCAGCTACGATTCTCTGATTGAATTCTTTTCGCTTACGATCCTTTGATGAGTCTTCAGGATGGATGTTGTTGTCTTTTCTGTTATACCAGTAAGATGGGATAGGTTTACACACAATGCCCTTCAATTTGTCAATCGAATTTTGTTGGTATAGCTGGCCACAAATAATTCTATAATCCAGTTCTTTAAACTCATCACTGTCAGGAGAGTAATGAGACTGTACTTCAAACTGAGAAGTGATAATGTTTGTTGTGAAGCCGATTTCGTCTCCAAAGGCATCCTTGTAAGCTTTTAAAATGTCTTTTCGTTTAGGAACAATCTTGTTAGCTTTGCGTTGAGCACAAATGATTGATGGAAGAGGACGATTGTTTTCGACAAGTATTCTATTGTTAGTTGTGAAGAAGAGATCTCCCGATGTACCCTCGGTTTCCCGATATTTATGGAGAAAGGGGACTAGACTATATCATTACACAGCATAGGTCTTACACTGTGATGCTCGGCACTTCCCTTGGGGAGTTTCACCCTTTTGGTACTCTACTTGCTACCGATACCGTATTCCTCGAATATCAGTGCTTTGGTTAGTCGTTTGACTTTTGTTATTTTGTAAATTTTCTTAGCTAACATGTTTCCATGTTCTACGTTTAACTATGCCTTGAATGGTTGCTTGTGAAACTTCATAATCTTTAGTCAAGTCGGATATTTTTTTGGCTCCTGAGTCATATAAGTTTCGAATTTCACGTACAGTATTTTCTGTTAATTTGGATCTTCCATTATTTGATCCTCTCCGAGCACGACTTCCTGTTTCGTGTGGAATCTTTTTTACGTTATCTTCGTGAGTTAACCATTGAAGATTACATGCTCGGTTATCGGTTCTGTCATTGTTGATATGATCAACTTCTGACAGATTATTCGGATTAGGCACAAATGCTATAGCTATAAGTCTGTGTACTCGCACACCACTTCTATTTTTATTGATTCCAACCGTAACAGTCGGGTAGCCATCTGCATCAATTCGTTGTTTAAGTTCTTGATGATATTTCCCACGACCAATATTCTTTGTGCTGTAGATTTTTCCTTCATCGCTTACGATGTAATCAACACCTTTATAATTAATTATTTTTTCTTTCATGTGTTTTGCCTCCTTTCTTTAAAAATTTACAAAATAACATTTAGCACAGGATTACCACCGGCATTACCCGCTGAGGCTCCCCTGTTAGCATATGTGTTAACTTCCATTTCCTGAAGCTACTGTACGTCACATATACACCTTACATTTGTAAGTTCACCGAGTTTTACTTCGACAAATGGTATGCTCAGATATCGAAGTCACACCCATTAAGAGATTCACATGTATTATCCCAATTGTTGATCACACAGATGGATGGGAGATACTGGAACCAGTATGAAAGCTGCTCATTGTTCTTCACTTTAAGATTGACGATGTTATAATGGCTTGTCATTGGAGCTCTGAAGCAAGCTACTTCATCAACCTGTCTATCGATCCAATGCTTGTGATACATTTCTCCTGCTTTAAGCAATCCTGTAACTTCAAGTCCAAACATGGATTGCATGAGAGCATATGGATCACCAGCAACGATTGAATAATTACCTTTCACTTTAATGCGTCCGATCTTAGCATCTTGGATTCGTTTCTTGATGAGAGAATGAATCTTAGATCTGATGAAAGGATCTTTGATCATCTCAGGTTCAGCTATGAGTGCCTGGATGTATGTAAAAGCATCTGACTGTAAGATGTTCTTCTCAGTCATATTCTTACCTCGTAGGAAGAGCAGAGTCTTTCTGTAATCCATTCCAAGAATGTCTTTGATCTCTTTTATGGTTGGCTCACAAAGCTCTCTTATTTGGTCGTCTGTAAGATAATAGCTCTGTAAGAACTGATAGTTAAGATTCCTTTCAGTATCACATTCTTGTTCGGCTGTCTTGGCAAGAGCAAAGTGATAATCATACTTCTCAATGTTCTCTAAGTAGTCTTCCATAGACTCATATGCATCCCATAGCTTAAACATAGATGTTGTAAGTATCACCTGAGCGTCTCTAACGTCCCTAGGGTGGCCCCAAGCATCAATAATGGTATAAGTCTTAGCTACGTCCTCTGCAAAGGCTCTAAAGTCCATACAGTGAAGCATACCTTTACAGAATGGCCATCCTCTCATGTTGCCAGATGGAAGAGGAGTATCATAATCTCCATTCAGTTCACCATTCCATTGTCTTGCAAGTTCTGGAAGAACTAATCCTTCTCCATCAGATCCATTGTGTACAAACTCTTGATCATCAAGAAGAGTTACTTCTGGCTCATCTGAGTTTGTATCATCCACATAAAGAGCTTGTCCCTTAAAGATCGTCTCACAGTCTTGTACAACAATCACTCCTGATGGTGGAGTAACAACTGTAGAAGAAGAGCAGAAGAGTGCTTTGTACGCTCCGAGCTTGTTTGGTATGATCGGAACTTCTTTATTCCTTCCTGCATCTACTTTCTCACAGAGAGCATCGTATACATTGTCACTGACAAAGATCACAACACTGTTCTTTAAGCCTCCTGTGGTTCCTAAGAAGAGATTGTAGTGGAGATCATTTACAATGAATCCATGCTTGCTGCAGTAGTCATAATCTTTTTTTGTGTCGAAGACCACTGTGAGGTAGTCTGTTTGGAATCGACATTTGTACAGATCATTGTAGAGTAGTGAGATAAGTTCTTTGCTTCCTCTGTTGGATGAAAGCTCTTTGATCTTCTTTCGGATTCTTTTTGCTCTTATGTCTGAATCATAGTCATGGATCAATGAGTCAATTGTTCTTAATGCTTCAGAACTTGAAAGAGTAATAATGTCGTCTCCATTCTCCCTCGCTTCATTGAGTGGTAGAGAAAGTTTCCACTTCGCCTTTCTTAATCGGCTGCTGTGTAGTTTGTAAATATATTTCTGACTCGTTTTTTGCTTAGAAATAATGATCACTCCTTTTTTGATTTTTTATGTGTTGAGTGGAGAGAAGTTTTTGCGATTTTTGCCCTCTCCAAAACTTAACCTCTTAGTATAAAAATTTCGGCGTCCATAATTTAAGTAATATTCTTAATGTTACTACGTAACATTAAAAATATTATTAAATCATTTATTTATTTTATAAAACACTATTATTAAATAATATTTAATATTACTGTACCGCCCGATTTCGAAGACGGCATCGTAAGAATAGCGTATTTATGCTGTTTGATACATAACAGGGGGTCTAAAACCTCTTCCAAAAAGAGGACTGATTTTACCATGTTTTTGAAGAAAAATGATAACTTTTCGAACATCTGTTTTGTACCGAACATGTTTCTTCTCATAATACTCATGAATAAAATTCATTGATACATCACTTAACTCTTCTTCAGTCATATTAAGTCCATCGAGAAGTGGTTTACGAACCTTGTTCATATACTTTATGGTGTAATTATTTATCAAATCATCTTTTCTACGCTGCGCAACTTTAATATATTTGTTAGTTAAATTATTCTGAACTCTTTTTTGATACATATAAAATTCATACTCTCTTAGGTAGCTATGCTCTTGTGGGTAGAGATACTCTAAGTCGTATACAAACTTAAAGTATAAGTCTTGAAATTCAGGATATTTTTTTATCTCGTGCTTGAACTTAGAGAATACATTTGTATACATATGAGTTGAATATATGTCAACGTCAGCATTCGTATGATATACAACACCTAAACAGTGTTTGTAGATTTCTTCTTCTCGAGGTGTGAATGGTCGCCATTCAGCTCCAGGATGATTTCTACAAATGATTTTCACATGTTTCTTAACTACACCTCTTTCTTGAAGAGATACAATTGCATTCCTAAATCTTCCTTGAGCGCAATCTTTAATTGCTTCATATGCCGTATGGAAATATTCGACAGGGTATTTAAAATCGCTTAGGTCATAATCTTTTTTGTTTCCACAGATAAGTCCAAGTTTATTACACCAGTCATATTGGCTCCAGTTGTCATTAATATGATTGTCCAGAATATAGATGATCATCATTTCTAACATGTATCCAGTACTCATGAAAGGACTTTTTAATTCCCATGAGAAGGGATTCTCAACATATTCTCCTCTTGCTTTTGTCACTTTAACTTGTCCATCTTTTTGTTTTTTTACATTTACGAAATGACTTAAATTAGCTTTATGGACTGCATAGTGACTCTTTCTGCCTTCCTTGTCGATTCCAACTAATTTAAGAATGTCAGAGTATTTGCTGTACTTGTGTCCTTCTTTCAGATTGGATAAATCGAAAAGATGTTGTCTCTCTTTCATGAACCAGAACTGTTCGTTTAGATATTCGTTTCTTTCTTGTAATGTCATTTTTTTGACCTCCTTTTTTGCTGTTTCTTTTTGTTAATTCAGTGAAAAATGCATTTCTCTGAGTAATGACACTTTTCTTTCGATGAATTCACATTACCACAGATGTAGAGTAAAATCAATAGTTTTCTGAAGAAAAAATAAAATTGTGAGAGTAATGACACTTTTTATTTCATTTAAGTACGTTTAAGGAGGCTTAGACTGGGATTTTTATGTCAAGTGTTTTTTGGAAATTTTTTAAAATAGTGCTTTCTTTGGCTGTTTTACTTGGCTTGTTCTGGATTTTTCTTTGACTTGTTGTACTTAGATGGGTAGAAATATGGCTGTTTTATGCGATTATGCAAAATTAAAATAAATTAATTTTTTATATGCTAAAGTATTGACTTTTGAAAAATCAAGTGTTTTTTGAAAGAAATTTAAAAAAATTTTTACCGTGTGGAATTCTCAGAGAAGAGGTTTGCATTTATATAAGAAGAGCTTGGTTTTTGAAAAAATTTCAGAGAGATGGGTTTATAGCAGAACAGGCGTTCTATATTTTAGGGTGTGTTAAGAGGCGTGTTTCTGGGGAAAGTTTTTATGAGGGGGAAGGGTGTATGTGGGGTGTTTGGAAAGAAATATGGGGGATGTTTTTAGGGGGTTTTGAGAGGTTAAATGGCGTAGATGTGGGGTGGAGAAACGTCTGGCTGAACTTGTGGTATAGAATTACCCGCTATAAAAAATATGGCTTTCCTGTTCATGGATTTACGTTTTTAGTAGGGGGCGAAAATTTAATTTTAAAGGCTCGAAAATAGGTATTTTCAGACTTTTAAAAGTCCAAAAAAGCACGTATTTATGCGGGTTTGAGGGTGTTTGAAAATATTTTTAAAAAGTCGGTTTTTAGGGTATTGCAATATCCTCTCACCCATGTATAGTATGGTTTGTCGGAAGGATACCGACGTTAAATAAACCACTTTATATCGCAGTTACTTTTTCAGTAACGAACAAAAAAAGAATCGTTCTGATTCTTACAAAAGCAAAAAATTAAAAACCTTTCCTAAAGTAGGCGTTCCCTACCGCTAAGAAAGTAGTCATAGATATAGCGACTATAAATCGTATCAGTACCTTGACAATTTAATATGTCTGAATCCGTTCGGCAAGTCTCCGAACAGGTTCAAAAAATCAGTTTCTTTGGAAACTGGACGACAGACTAAAACTCTGCCCTGTTACTCATTCGTGACAGGTAGACAAGTAGGTCTTTGACTTATTGCCTGTACCCAACGCCAAAACGAGCGTGGTACAGGATTTATAAGAAGCCGTTTCAAGTCCAAAGAAGTATAGCAGATTTTTTGAACCTATTCGCAAAAATACAGGTAGTGACAGTCTGTAGACAAACTACCGAACAGACGAAAGACTTCCTAAGCGATATATTTTATATTGCTTAGTATAGTCGATATGACAGGGTGTCAAACATTGACGGTTGACCCAAAACACGTTCACATACTATAAGTCCCTGTGGGGGTGGGGTCCTGTCTTTCAAGTGTTTGAGAAGCGTTGTTGTTGACACTATAACAGAGTACCGCCCACGGTAGCAAGTTCTAACAGGCACAACAAGAACTTTCATTCAAGTTTGGTTTATTGTGCATTGAATACTACTACTTATCTAGTTCAACGGTAGGAGACTAGACTCTGTGAAATAATAGGCTATGACAGGTGCAACCCCTGTATAGTATCGAGTGAGTGCATGAACACTTGCGAGCGGTCAAAAGTCCCTTTAGGGATAATATTAGAACTCTGTGAGTTCATTAGAATACATCTAACAGGTGTGGTCTAATGAGTTCATAGGAACTCAATGCAACAAATACATATTTTTTAGGGTACGACTGTATCCGGAATAGGAGTTTATCATGAGTAGAAAATCAACAAAAACAACAACAGTAGCAAACATTACACTACCAGTCCGTAAAATGGACTTCACAGAAGCAACTAAAGAATTCCGTACTCTTTGTCGCAATTTCTATACAGATTTTGAGAAAGTCGCAGAGAACAGGGAAGCTCTACGAGCAGAGAAAACAGAGTGTGAAGAACACTTTGACACTCGAGTAAACAATGCTTTTGACGTATCCGAACCTGTGGATACAGACAAAGAATTACCAACGGAGTATGCAGACCTTAGGAATATTCTAGAAAAATATTCCGTAATACAGGCTACAGGTCTGCTTTCTAAGGAAGATAATGACTATCTTTCTGCACTTTGCGATAAGTGGAAAAAAGCTGACGCAAAGATTAGAAACTTAAAAAATCCAGTGCCTGAGAAGTCTCTAGTTGTAGATGCAATCTATGACCTATACAAGGGATGCTCTACAGATATGAGTGAAAACCGTGACGGCTACGCTCGTAAAGTCAAGGGGTTCTTTGAATCTAAAGGCATGACACTAACTTCTTATGGTTGGGATGTGTTCAATGCTTCCATTGGGTTCAATGTGAATAATGACAAAAACTTCTTAGAGACAGGTAAGTTCTTCAACCCTATTAAAAAGAGCAAGTTTGTAGAAAGATTCTATATGTTCTTCTGTGAGGGGTTTGTAAGTGCAGATTGCTTCCCTAAGACTAAGAAAGCACGTCATGTAGATGCAGAAGAACAGGCACCAGTGGCACCTCAGAAAGTTGAAACACCTGAGGAAGTACATGAAAAGTGTGCAGACGCTCGTGCTGAAATCTCAGCTCAGAAACTGGGTACAACTGAGTCCAAACCAATGGACAAAATGACAGTGGCAGAGTTACGTACTTTCATTAAGAAACATGATACAACTGCCAAAGTATCTAAGTTGAAAAAAGCTGACTTAGTAGCTATGGCTACAAAGTTCACAAATGTAGCAGCTTAATCTTACACAAATAAATACCCATAGTGGGTATTTGTATAAGCCTGAGTGGGTACTCACTTCCAACACCTCCAGAGTGAGTACGTCACAGGGTTCAACTCCCTGTACAGGCTATAACTATCAATTTTTGAATTCCTAGTGACTGCTAGGAGAAAGGGGTATACCATGATGTATACAAACAATTCAACAAATGACACGATGCACGAAAACTACGTCAACAGCTTACAGGCAGACATTGACAAGCTCAAAGCAACTCTGTCAACAACAACAGACCCAGATAAGAAATCTTGGTGTGAAGATTATATCAAAGCACTAGAAGAAGAGAAACAGGAATGTAAATACGAAACCTGTGCACTCTGTGGTGGAATCTGTGACCGTTGTTACTACACAGAAGCCTGTGAACGCTACAACGGAACAGGAACGGAAACACCTGTAGTCCGTAATGGGTTAGTAATTGGATAAGGGGGTATAACCATGAGTAAGAAAATTAAAGTAGCTGTCTGCAAAGGCAGACACGAAATCCCACAGGCTACAGATGGGGCAATCTTTGGAAACACAATAAAGGAAATGGATCCATTTAGCCTGTTATTAGAAGCATCAAAGAGATTGTTCTCTGACTTTGCTTTACGTAGTGGAGATAGAGTAGACCTGTATGTAACAGGTCTAACAATGGCGACTCTAGCCATAGTAAATGCTTGTCTTTCGACAGGCATAAGGATTGTATGCTATCACTATGATAGAGAAACAGGGAAATATATCCCACAGCCTATGCTGTAAGACAAACTAAAACAGAAACCAAAAAAGCACGGAGAATAAAATAATTCCGTGCTTTTTTCTATGTCTAAAGAAAGGAAATGAAACATGAATTTAAAAAGTACAATTTTATTAATTATTGGGGTCGTTATGATGATATGGGGGACGTTGGCAACAATGCAGAATATTACTGACGCTCTCAGCACACGCACCACAATAGGCACATACAACAACGGAACCATCACGACCAAAGATGGAAACGTATGGAAAGTGTCTAATCACAACGGAATCAGCACAAACAAATCTGTCAAAGTATCTGTCAAGTTTGATACAAAAGGAACTGACAGCGTACTTGATGACGAAATTGTAGAAATCACAGAAGCCAACTAAGAAAGGAAATAGGAATCATGATAAAAATAACTGAAAATCTAGACAAGGCAAAGTTTGAAATGTTAAAAGCACACGTTGTAAATGTACTTTCAGCCCCAGAAAAATGGGTAGCAACAAAAGACCGGTCTAGAATGGTTACACACTGGGGTCGCAAGTGGGAGTTTGAATGTGAGTCAGATACAGAATGTTTTACAACGGAAAGTATCTTTGATGCTGTAGATTGGCTGTACGCAGAGCAAGACCCATACAAGGAAGAAAGCAAACCAGAACTAGAAGTGAAATTCTCAGCAGAAGTGAGTGTACAGGTTACAGATGAGTACATTGAGAAAGCGAAAAGAGAAACCAAAAGAGAAATCTTGGAACATTTACAGGCTCATTTAGATGTAATGGCACAGCAGTCTTGGGAGCTTTACATAGACGAAGGTGTAGAACAAGGGAATGATATGCACTTAGGAGAGCAGAGAGCCTTTGCAATGACGCTCGCACAGGTAAACACAATTCTTAAAAACTTATAGGAAAGGAAACTAAAACCATGAGAACAAAAAGAGAATTAATGACAGAAATCTTAGAAACAGCTGTAATCGAATCTGTAAAATCAGATTGTGAAGTTGTCCATTACGATGTAGAAGTACACGGGGAGATGCACAGATTACAAGTAATTACAGGTCAATTTTTTGTTGAGTTTCATCATCTGGAAGATGGAGAATATAACTACAATTGTCCACACTTAGTCTATACTTTCGATCCATGGGAAATCGAAGAAGCGTTGGATACTTTCTTTATGATGGATGGAGAAACAGGAGAACTTCATGTTGACGAAAGCAAAATCGAACTTGGTATTGACTCTGATTTTACACCAGAAGCGAAACCAGAAATCACACGAGAAGATATCGAGGAAGCGAAAAGAGAAGCACAGATTGAGATGGTTCATCGTATTAAAACCTATAGCCTTTCTGTAAGTTTTGAAAACGCAAAGAACCTCAACAAAACAGGGAACTGCTTTTATGATGGTAAAATAGAAGCATATAAAGACATTAATGAAATGTGTGAAGCTTTGCTATACCGATTAGGAGAAGAAGATTAAAGCAAATCAATACATAGAGGGGTAGTGATTTGATATATATAGTACAAATTGTACATATTTGTAGCTAGAAAATCAGCCTTAGATAGCCAGTAAAGGAAATCTAAGGCTTTTTTTGTATCTATAAATATATTAATTCTTGTGGATGCACAAGAGAAAGGAAGAGCCTATGGGATTAACAAAAAAAGAAATCTGTGAACGCTCAGAAACCATTGCATATTACAGTGGTTTATGTGGCGTAGAAGTGAAACAAATTACTTATGGAATTGAAGACTACATGTACTGTGAGTCTGGAGCTTGGGGTGGTGGTAAGAGCTATCACAAACTGAAAATCCAGACAGACATCAAAGGAAATATGTTCGTTAAATTACACGGGTATAGACTATTCTTAGATGAATTCATTCGTACAGGAAAGGAACAGACAAAGCTATGGGAACAATAACATCTTTAACATTGTTTGAACAACAATGTATGGAACAAAAGATATTCAAACTGAAAACACTAAAAGATTTTGGTCATGCAACTTACAAAGGATTTACACTTCGCAATGGTTATAGATACGGAATCACAGAGGAAGACGGAATCCATGTTGCGACTTCAAACTGGCAGCAAGGGAATTTCATTTACATGTACTTCTACAATGAATTAACAAACCAGTGGGAAGGATTGTGGATTGACTTAGAAGACGTAGAAATTGTGGAAGAGAAAGGAAATTAAGATGGAAATTATAATTATTGCAAGTGCACTTTTTGGGATTATGACCGGATGGGTGTTAGGATACTCAATTAAAGAAACTGAGGTAAAAGATACAAAGAACTTAGTCGATAATCTGAACAAGTTAACCAGCAAAATAACCGAAGTCGAAAAGGAACTGGCAGAAACCAAAAAGGAAAGAGATTACGAAAAAAGCATGAACATTCATTGGTTCAATGAATATGAAAGAATACGAGAAAAACATTATAGAGAAATGTCAAAACTCCGCCAGCAAACGGACTTTTTCGCAGCTGATGGAATAGACAAGTTTGTGGAAATGCGAAAACTAAAAAGCAAATGTTCAGAAGCTGTCAAGTATGCTATGAAAATGTCTCATCCAGACAACAATGGAAACGCCGAAGACTTTATGAAGTTCAGAAAGCTTTATAAAGAAATAACAGAGCAGAAAGGAAATTAAGATGTGGGAAATTGGAGATAGAGTGGTTGTTACTAAAGCCCCAGGTAGAACAATTGTAGCTAAGCTAGGCTACAAGGGAACAGTTATTGATGTAGTAGATACAAGCGTACTTGTTGAATTTGATAAATACATTGGTGGACATAGTGGAAGTTGGAGTTCTCGTAACGGAAAGTTCGAACATTGTTATTGGCTACATCAGCTTGACGATGCAGACACAATTGGGGCTTATGTAGACTTTGCTTTAAGAGAAGAAGACTGTGTGTGTAAGAAAATCAAAAGAAAAAACAACTTCTACTAAAAGAAAGGCAAGGTAAACATGAGAGAACTTAAATTTGAAGATTGTAAAGTTGGGATGACTCTTAAGTTAAAGGAAGGTTGTCCTTTTAAAAAGTATTGGGAAATAGATCCTAAGGAACCGGTAAAGTGCATTGTCCTAGAGGTGACCGAGAGTCAAATAGATAGCATTTTTGTAGATATCTACTATAAAAATGGGCGAAAATGTGTCCCGAGGAATTGGTATTTCTATACAGAAGATTCAATAATAGAGGCTAACGATTATGAACTAATCTCAAAGAACTTAGAGTATCCGAACAAGCGAAAGAACAATTATTACTAAGAGGTGTAATATGCAGAAAGAAAGAGAAATTCAATTTGAAGATTGTCATATTGGCGATGTTTTTAAGTTAGATAGACGCTCGCCATGGGTTATGGAATGGATAATGGAATCAAATGGATACATCCCTAGAGAAGAAATCACAGCAGAGATTGTACATATGATAAATAATGGTGACGTCAAAGAAGTTGGGATAAATGTTTATATAGGTAAAGCTTCATATGATCATTATGATACTTCTTATCTCCGAGAGGGAAGTAGGTATAAGGAAGACAATCTTGAAATGAATCTTAAAATGAAAAATCGTATCAAAGCAGGAAGAAAGAACAATTATTATTAGGAGTTGATTATATGAAGACAAAAGAAAGGGGAATTCGATTCGAAGATTGCCATGTTGGAGATGTACTTAGGTTAAAAACAAGATGTCCTTTTGTGGACTTTTACCTTACATCTGAAGGAATTCCTGTGGCAAAAGAAGATAAGGTCACCGCAACAGTAGTTCATAAAGGAAAAAATATTCTTGATGTAATAGTACATGTAAATGGAAAAAGATGTGCACTATATTGGGATTGTTGGCTTGCAAGTCCTACGGCTTATCGTGAACATAATCTTCACATTAATGTCGATTCAAAGATTAATCGAAAGAACAACTATTATTAGATAGATACATATAAATAAGGTATTTCAAAATCAGTGGAGTGATTTTTGTTAATACATGAAGAAAGGCGGGATTTATTCCCGTCTTTTTTTAAAACAGAAAGGAAATTAAGATGAGCAAATTTAGATATTTAAATGAAGAAGAAACAAAAGTGTTATTACAGGTAACAGAATGGTTAGATAACCATTTCTTTAATCCAGAAAATAAATTCGATGAAGAATATTTTGAGAAATACATGAGAGCAATCATTGACAACACAAGAGAAATGTATGAAGCAGTATACATTTGTGTGAACACAAAACCTGTAACTGTAATGATTTACGACTATGTGCTTGACATCATTATTGCCGATGCACAAGTTGACAAAGAAGCTAGAGAGATTGTAGAGATTGCTTTTACAACTTGGTTAATAAACATGACAGACAAGCCATTTGAAAAGATTTTTGAATGGATGATTGAAGAAAGTTACAGAGTAAGAAAAGGAAGAGAGGATGAAGAAAGTGAAGATGATGAATAGATTTGAAACAGTAATGAAGTTAATGTGTTGGATTGCAGCAGTGACATTGGCATGGATGCACGTTTCAATTGTTGCAGTGATTGCACTTGCATTGGTTGGAACTTTTGGAAGCGAGGTTGATTTGAGTGCAAAGTAGAGAAACGAGAAGAAAAGTACACTTTGGAGATTGTCATGTTGGAGATGTTTTTGGAATAGATAAAGATAGTCCTTATGTACGTAGAAAGAGATTAGTTGTAGACAGCTTATATGATCTTGAACCATCAGATGTATTAAAGGCAAAAGTTATATATGTAGACAAAGAAGATTCCTCCATTCGCATAAAGGTTTATGTAAATAATGAAGAGACTCCAAGATTTTCAGGTTGGCTTTACTCTTTGGTAAACAATTCAGGAACATTACTACATGGGTCAGATTTGCTTATTGAGAACAATCTCAGATTCTTGTCAAAGAGAAAGAATAACTACTGGTAAAGAGAGGTGTAAGGATGGAAGAGAAAAGAGAAGTATGCTTCGATGATTGCAAAGTTGGCATGTTTTTTAGGATTGGTAAAGACTGTCCATGGATGTATGACAATGAGTGGATAGATGGTTTTGATACATTGACAAACGCAGATGAGTTAAAAGTTAAAATTATTGATAAAGACGCTGATGACAGCAGTGTTGAGATAGAACTTTGGGCAGATGGTCAAAAGACACATATAACAGATTGGCTCTATCAGTTTGAAGACGATCCAGAAGACAGAATTGGAAATAACCTTGAGTTTATATTAAAGAGGAAAAATAGAAAAAATAACTATTGGTGAGGTGGTGTAAATGGATAATGAATTAAAAATTGGAATGAAGTTCTTAGAAGTAAAAACCGGAATTGTCTGGAAGCTTACAGATATGAATTTTATACAAGAAGGGTTTTATATAATAGACAAATCATTGTGTTTTCAAGCTGTACGTATAAATACAGACGAGGATGATGTATGGAGAAGTACATCGTCAATGATACCTAAGACAATGCTCGAAAGAAGATTGAAAAAAGGCGAATGGAAACAAATAAACAATAGAAAAAACAATTACTATTGATTAATAGTAGAAAGGACATATTATGGAGGATTTAAGATTAGTAACAACAGAAGAATTTAATGGAGTTGATTGCAACTTTTACAAGGCAGATAGTAACATGTGGATGACCAGAGGGCAGATTGGTAAAGCTTTAGGATATCACAACCCAAGGATTGCGATCGGAAAGATACATACTGCACATAGAGATAGACTTGATCCACTTTCAGTTGATACCAATTTAGTGTCTACTGATAGAAAAGAATATTCTACCTATATATATAATGAAAGAGGCATCTTTGAAATCTGTAGATGGTCAAGACAACCAAAAGCAAATGAATTTATGGATTGGGTATGGGACATTATAGAAGCATATAGACGTGGAGAATTCCAGAGAAAGTCTAGGGAAACAGCCATTACACCTGTTGAGAAATTCTTAGATGGAATGCAGAATATGTTCTTAGAAATGAGAGAAGAGAACAAAATATTCAAAGATACTGTGTTGAAGATTTTAGAATCTCAGCAAGGACAGGAAGTACAAAAACCTGTTGAAAAACTTGAAGCTCAAGAGAAAACTGTTAATCAAGTAAAAACAAAACCAGCTGTTAAGCCAGTTGTTAAGATTGAAAACCCTAGATTAGACACTTGGAAGTTCGAAATTGGTACTAAAGCAGCTTATATTGTTTTTAATGGAAATGAATATAAAACAAAAGGAAAAGTATTCTCAGCATGTTATTCAAAAATGAAGAATGTGTATGGAATTTGTTGGTCGCAGGAAAATAAAGAATACAGAAGAGCTTTCGGATTAGAATCTCAGAGAGGTAGATTAAGTACTTTAGATGTTGTATTCAATGATGAAAATTTGAAAGACCTGTTTGACAGTATTCTTGATGGAATATATGAAAACACAAAAAGAAAAGCTATAAAGAAAAATACGGGAACCAATCCAGAAAAAGATTGGCAATATTATAAAGAAAAGATTCAAAAACTTTGTGAGCAAACAGGCAACAAAAGTTTAGGCGGAAGCTCTATTTACTCAGGAATTATTAGAAAGATGGATGTAGATTGGAGCAAGTATGAAACAAACAAAAAGAAAACTGAATTAGTTAGAAAGTATCCAGAGTTATTTGCAGAGTTCTCTAAGACAGCGGATAAATATTTAGAGGAGAAGTTAAATGAGTATTAAAATTTTAGGGCTTCGTCAAGATTGCTACAAAGTAATCATTGATGGAGTCCTTTTTAAATTCCCAACAGAACAAGAGTTTTTGGAATTCTTAGAGGAGATTGAGATATGAGTTTTAGATTTGAAGTAGGTCAAGAGTTGGAATTACACAATAACTTGACGGATATGAAAGTTTACATGAGATTGGGAACGGTTGTTCGTATCTTAAGTAGAAAAACAAGAATGGATCATACACAAGAGGTTGAGAGAAATCGTTACAAGATTGCATATGAATTTCATACAAACTTTTTGAAAATTGGAGATGGTTGTTGCCACTCTGGAAAAGACTTTGTCTGGGAAGAAGATTTAATTAGAGCTGTCGGTCAACGGAAAAATAATTATTATTGAGAGGTGATTAAAATGTGGAAAGTTGGAGATAGAGTCGTAATTATTCAAGATACTAGGAGACCTTTAAAATCCTTTGTAGGCTTTAAAGGAACTGTTAACTTTGTAGAAGAGGATGGGATAGGTGTAGCTTTTGACAAATATGTAAACGGTCATATGTTAGGAGGGAGTTGCCAAGACGGTCATGGATGGTATTTGTCCACAGACGGAGAGAACGAAAACGAAGCCGAAGCAAATGGAGTAAGAGTCAAGAAAATTAACAACAGAAAAAATAATTATTGGTAGGTGATTGAAATGTGGGAAATTGGAACTAGAGTTAGGATTATAAAGTCAAACAGGCTTATGACACAAGTTGGCATCATGGGCACTGTGGTTTATATACGTAAGGATAAAAACGATCGTTTTATAGTAGAGTTTGACGAACCTATGGATGGGAATGTTATGACTACTCTTTATGATTGCAAACCGAACTACTGGTGGTGGTTTGATAGTGTTCCGGGGAGAATCGTTGAAACAGATGGTATAACAATTGAAAAAATAGGAAAAAGAAAAAACAATTATTACTAAGGTGGTGAGAATATGTGGGAGATTGGAGATAGAGTGGCTGTTACAGACTTGGGTATGGTCTCACAAGAGAATTATGGAATTGAAATAAAGATTGGATACAAGGGAACTATTATCAACTTTTTAAAGGTTGATGTTCCATGGAATCCTGATGAGATAATTAAATTCTTAGTAGAGTTTGACGAACCTATGGATGGACATGATGGAAATGATTTCGGTAAAATAAGTGGGAAACCGGGACACTGTTGGTGGATGCGTGGAAACCAAGATAGTAATTTAATCAAATGGCGAGATAACCGGGATTGTGAAGCACCATTAATATGTAAGAAAATTATGAAGAAAAGGAAAAACAATTTTTACTAAAAGCACAGGTTTTACTTGTGCTTTTTACATTGTATAGGATGACCAAATATTGGTTGTCTTATAGAGTGTAAAAAGCTCTAAATTATATATCTAAAATACATAACACTGCAAATTAATGGCTAGGGCAGGATCGTGTGTAAGAGATACATAGCTACAAAATATTTTATAAAAGAAAAGGAGAAACAAAATGAAAGTAGTAATCGCAGAAAACAGATTAGAGGTAGTAACAGGAATCAAAAAGGCAGACTTCGACAAACAGGTAACAGACATGACTGTTAAAGATGACAAAGGAAATGTGACATTTAAGTTAAAAGTTGGAGAACAGCCTAACATTTCAGTGCTTGGTTTAACTTGCAACACAACTGTTGACAAAGAGTTAGCGGTAACAATGATTCTTCCAATGGAAACAGATGTTGAAGAAATCAAAATCAAGTATGGTAAGGCTTTAGTAGCAGCTGAAAAGAATCTGAAAGTAATTGCTGACAGAATCGTAGCAGATACAGAAGCAGTTGATGGAATCTTTGCAGACACAGAAGAAGCAACAGAAGCCTAGGAACAGCCTTGAGTAAAGGTAAAACAATATAATCTAATATTAATTCATTCACTTATAGGACGTCTCCCAAGGGCGTCCTTTTTAGTTACACATTTACATATTCAGGAGATTAAAAGGAGAACAAAATTATGATGATCAATGTAACATTAGCAACAACAGCAGGTAAAAGTCTTGTAACAGTAGAAGGAAACCAGACTCCATCACAGGTACTTGAAGAGAACAGCGTAGCAACAACAGGAGCTACTGTATCACTTAATATGAGACCACTTGCAGATAATGAAAAAGGTAAAACTTTTGAAGAATTAGGATGCACAGATGGTGATTCCGTAATGTTATCAGCAGTTGTAAAAGCAGACTCAGCAATGTAGTAGTAAATCAAATTGGATAGTAAATATTGAAAATCATAACGCCATGGGAAGTAATAAATTAGATGGGACAGGATGATTTGAGATTTTACATATAAAGAAACTTATAAAAATCAATGAATTAAAAAGGAGAACAAACATGAAAGTATCATTAAAAGAAAACGTATTAGAGATCAACACAGAAATCGCAAAAGCTGACTTTGACAAGAAAGTAAGCAACATGACAGTAACAAACAAAGATGGTGTACCAACATTTGTTTTACGCTGTGGAAGAGAGGGAGAAATTTCTCAGTTAGGACTTACATGTAACTCTACTATTGACAAGAACTTAGCTGTAACAATTGTGTTGCCTCCAGAAACAAAAATGGAAGACATCAAAGTTGAATATGGTAAAGCCCTTGTAAATGCAGAAAAGGGATTAAAAGTCCTTGCTGGGAGAATTGAAGCCGATACGAAAGCTATTGATGCGATTTTTGCGGAATAGAAAGTAAAATAATATCTAATGTAATTTCACAACAAACATGGACAGCCAACCCAATAAGTCCTACGAGTAACTGTTAACCAAGCAAAATATTTTCTCTTTCGACTCAAAAGCTTTGCATGTAGGGGTTGGACAGCAAAGCTTTTGTTTTAGTAACTATAGAACACAAGTATTAAAAGGATATAAAGGAGAACAAAATTATGATGATCAATGTAACATTAGCAACAACAGCAGGTAAAAGTCTTGTAACAGTAGAAGGAAACCAGACTCCAAGTGAAGTGTTAGCTGAAAATAATGTAGCAACAACAGGAGCTACAATCTCTATGAATATGAGACCATTAAGTGTAGCTGAATTAACTGATACATTTGAAGAGCTTGGATGTAATGATGGTGATTCTATCATGTTATCAGCTGTAGTTAAAGCCGATTCTGCTTTCTAGTTCTAGCAGGTAAAGAGAGAAGAACATGAGGAGCGTAGGTGTCATAGCCTACGTTCTTATTTTTTACTTATTAATTATATTCATAAGAAAGGAAAATACATTATGGAAGAAAGAAAATTTAAAGCAAATGACTACGTGGTAGTAAAGAATTGGGATGAATTGGTTGAAGAATATGGATTGGTTGATCCCGAATCTGTTAGAGAACAGATGAGGAATGATGAGGATTGTTATTGGTCAGAAGAAGAGATTAATGAATACAATCCAGAAATCATTAATGTTCCATGGGGAGCAAGAAAAGCAATGATTGATGAACTTGTAACTATGGGATTGATGAAAGTTAAGGAATATGGAGAAGATGGAAGTGTCCAGCTGGAAAGCGATACTTACATTGACAGTATTATCCCAGAAGAGATTTTACAGCCTGTAAGCGAAGATGAGGTTAAGAATTATATCTTTTGGCTTAATAAAAAAGATGATGATTTTGTAATGCAGGACTATGATTTTACTCGAGCAAATGGATTATTAAGTTATGTAGGATTGGTCAATGGAAGTATTGATTTTATCGGAGGAAACAAAGGTAATGAATTAATTGCTTATTTCTATGCAGCATCAATTTTAAGATCAATTGATTTTAATGAGGGAGTTACAGAATATCTAAGCCATTGTCATGAAGTTGGTGTTCATACATTTGACCATTTTTACACTGACAGAAAATCACATTTGCAGATTGTAGCGATAAAAGATGTTTCTGAGGATGGAGAAGAAGAACTTGTTAATATGTGGACAGAAAGAGGCTGGGAAGAAGTTGAATTCCACAACGATAAAGTTTTTAAGGTGTTTACTCATCCTGAGCAGAAAGGAACCACAATTTTCTTAAATGGAGAAAAAGAAGATTATAAAAAAGACTTTGAAGCTTATGAACTGATCATGCAGATTGTTAGCCATGTTTATGGAGATACAATGCAGGATGTTTTAGAAGTTGTTAGCAATAGAGATAGATCAGAAGCTATGAACATGATTCGTGATATTTTCTCAGAAGCGGATAAACGGTATGTGAAAATCAAAAACAAAATTAATATTGAAAACTTCCTAAAAGTTGCATCTAAAGGTCAGCAGAAATATTTAGAACGAGAAGTTCAGAATAATCAGGACAGAGTTAATAGCTATAAAGATAATCTCAGACACTCTCTTAAAACATTAAGAGAGTCACAAGAAAGACTCTTCGGATATTTACATATGAAAGATGATTCCCAGTTCAATGAAGTAAGAGAAATGTTAAACATGATGGGTGATGATTTAAGTGATTTTAGGTGTGATCCTAGCGGTGATTGGTTTAGCTTTGCAATCGTTCAGCCATTGTTATATTGGGATGATGATATTTACGAAAGAAACTTTGATGATGAATACTTTGAAGAAGAGGCTGAATATGAAAAGACGAAAAAAGTATTCGACAAAATCTTTAAGACAAGAGAATACACTTTGTATCTACAGCAAGCAATAATGATTGACTTGGTCAATAATAGACCAGTTGCAATGAGAGATTATAATTACACAAATGATATGTATATTCCTAATCCACATTTCCATGAGTTTAACTGTTGGGGAGCAAATGAAGCAAATTTAATTGAAGCGATTTCAAACAGAGATTATATGTCAATTTTCAATCTTGTTAGATCAGCTGTCGCTGGAATTTCTTTATATGATACTTCTGTAGTAGGAGCTTTCTTTAATTATTGTGAAGACAGATTTACAAATAAAAAATGTCTTAAAGTTCCAGGAAGAGAAGAATTTATTTCATTCGAAGAAGCAAGAGCATTGGAGGATTAAAAATGAGAAAAATTAGAATTGAAGAATTAGATGCACAGAGATTAGTACAAGAAGTGATAGCGAAAGCTATCACTTCTATTGGTTTAACCCCAGAAAAATTACAGATGGAAATTAATCCTAATGTAAAACTTAAAGAAGAAGAGAAAATTGAGATTGCTTTTTCAGAAATGGCAGAAAAGAAAATGTATTATCTCATTCACGAATGTGAAAAAGAAATTGGTTGGCATGGACTTGTCAGTCGAAGCGAAAATGGATTCTATGTAGAAGACATTATTGTATTCCCACAGGAAGTTACAGGAGCTACTGTAACATCAGATGATGAGTTATATCCAACTTGGATGCTTAGTCAGCCAGATGAGATTTACAATAAGATTAGATTTCATGGACATTCACATGTAAATATGGCAACAAGTCCAAGTGGTGTAGATGATACGTATCAGGAGCAGATTATTCAACAGTTTATGTCTAGTCCAGTTGATGAAAATAATTTTTACATATTCGGCATTTTCAACAAAAAGGGAAGCTATTGGTTAAATATTTATGACATTTATAACAATAAATTTTATGAGACAGATGATATCAGTTATGTTTTCTATCAGTCAGATGAACAGGCATGGGCTAAAGAACAGATTAAAGAGAATGTAAAAGAAGAAGTAGCTGTAAAAACAAGTGGATATTATTCTAATGGATATGGTTACAGAGGCGGTGGATATGGAACAGAAGAGCTGTATGATACTTGGAAAAAGAACTATGACAAAAACAAAGGCAAAGAGAAGCCAAAAAAAGATGAAGCAGAGTTGCAAAAAGAATTAAGTGGAGCAATTATTGCAGATTTAACACCTCCAAAATGGCATAGTAAATGGAGTAAATGTTTACAGAGGATGATCAGCTGTGATGAAAGTCTTGATGATTTAATTGAAGAGTATTGTATTACTTATCCAGATTATAGTGGAACAAAGAAGAAATAAAGGAGAATGAGTATGGATGAAGTTTTATTAAAAGATATTTATACAAAAGTAAAATTAATGTTAGAAAAGGCCCCAGAAGAATCTGAATGCACAGATAAAGAAAATGATATTTTAGATGAAATGCAAAACTTAAAAGAAGTTATTGAGCAGGCAAATGTGATTAAAGAGTAGGAGAATGATTATGAATACAAGTAAGGTTTTAGAATTTTTTGACGCACAGACATTAGTTAAAAAACCAGTTCATGTAATTGGATGTGGAGCAATTGGTTCAAATGTCGCAGAACAGCTTACAAGATTAGGAGTCTCAGTGATTCATCTCTGGGATTACGATCATGTTGAGCCTAAAAACGTAACTAATCAGATGTTCTTTGATGGAGATATCGGAAAAGCTAAGGTAGATGCAATTGAAAATTTGTGTAAGTCAATTAATCCACAGATTAAAGTAATCAAACACGAAAGAGGGATTGATAATCCATATATTCTTACAGGATATGTATTCTTATGTGTAGATAATATTGAGCTTAGAAAGAAAATTGTAGAGGCCAATAAGTTAAACCCAAACTGTATTGCGTTCTTTGATTTTAGAATGAGACTTACAGATGCACAGCATTATTTTGCTGATTGTTCAGTTAAAGAACAGGTTGAAAATTTAATTGGAACCATGAATTTTACCCATGAAGAAGCAGCTGCAGCAACTCCTACAAGCGCTTGTGGAGTGGAATTAAGTGTATGCTATACAGTTAAGAATATTGTTTGTTATGGAATTGCAAATTTTGTTAACTTCTGTTTGGGGAATGAACCAAAACAGATGATTATTACAGATATGAAGACAATGGATGTGACAGTATTCCCTATGTAAGAGGTGATGATCTTGACAGAAGAAAAATATAAAGCTGTACCTAAAAATTATAAGGGGATTGTAAGAGTTAAACCATCAAAAGCATACCCCTCCCGTTATTGGCGTGTGTATGCTAAGTTGGAAAGAGGTTATCGTTATACAGGTAATCCAGGTCACTCAGTGATCGTTAAGCTTTACAAGAGTTATCAAGATTTAACAAATAATGGTAGACCTATAGGAGGAGGCCTTATACCAGAAAGAAGGTTATATGTCCCAAGAGAACGTAAGAATAATTATTGGTAGGTGAGAATATGTGGGAAAAAGGTACAAGAGTTAAGATAATAGGGGGAGCAAAAATCGGCTTAATGGGGACAGTGGTTGTTAAGCGCACAGAAAACCATCTCAATGACACTAGAGATCATTTCTTAGTAGAGTTTGATGAATCCATGGGTGGACATAGTGGAAATGGAGCTTATGAAGGAAAGCGGGGACATTGTTGGTGGTTTGATTATTGCTTAGACAATGTTACTGCCACAGATGGCATAAGGATTGAGCAAGTCAAAAGGAAAAATAATTTTTACTAAGAGGTGATTAGATGTGGGAAGTTGGTGACAGAGTAGTAGTTAGTAGTGTGTTTAAGCCTAAAGTGAAAGGGACAGTCATTGCTATAGATGCGGAATCTACAATGCCTGTATTGGTTAAAATAGATGGAATAGGAACAGGTATGTGGTTCTATGAAAATGGTGATGATTTAGTTTGGAGTGACATTACTTGCACACGAGTGAAAAAGAGGAAAAACAATTATTATTGAGAAAGGATGATGACAGGTGCTTAAGGTTGGAGATAGGATCGTACTAACAGAAGAAAGCCGTCAAAGCTGCAATATATTTCATGAACATCCGGGAGATACTGCAACGGTTATTGGAGTTTCGCAAGTATCAAGTAGGTCTGATTATGAATGTGTTTTAGAATTTGATAGACATATTGGTGGACATGATGGGTTAACCGATGCCACAGGTAAGAACGGTCATTGTGTTATCTATTATTTTGATTCAACACAGTGGGATAAGTATTTTAGGAAAATCCAAAGTAAACGTAAGAATAATTATTATTAAGAAAGAGGTGATCGTATGCCAGAGGATGTAAAGTACCGTCCAGTTCCTAAAGGGTATACAGGTGTTTTTAGGCTAAGAGAAGATACGACGTCCTTAGCCAATGAGTTTTATGGAGCATGGGGCATTATAGACGACAAATTTTTAATCGATGAAGATTATTATAATGAAGAAAATGAATTTAAGGGAGATCCTAATCATGTAATTCGAGCAAGTTTTTACCCTAGCCTTTTAGATCTGCAAAGAGGTGAAAATCTTATTAGAGAAGTAGGAAGAGTGTCTGGGACAGAAAAGTATTGTTATATTCCTTTTAAAAGAAAAAATAATTACTATTAAGAAAGAGGTGATCAAATGGAAAATGATGGTAAATATCCTCCAGTGCCTAAAGGATACAAGGGTGTTTTTAGGGTTAGACCTGATATGATAGGATCAGATAATATGTTCTATGAAGCATATGGTATTACAGGAAAAGGTATTATAGAAGACATTGATTATTTAGAAGGCCAAGGAGAATTTACAGGAAATCCACATCATATAATTAAAGCCATTTTTTATCAAACCTATGAAGACTTAAAGGACAGAGAATGTATGATACAAGGAAGGCCTGTTAGAATAAAAGAACACTTACTTTACCCCGTGTCAAACAAGAAGAACAATTACTGGTAGGTGATTTAAGATGATAGACGCAAAAGATATTAAAGAGGGTATGAAAATTAAGTATAATGGTTGGGAATGGACTATAACAAAAGTGTTTGCAAAATATAATAATGTCTTGGATCTTCGGAATGGTTATACTAAAAAAATCATTGATCAAGATAGTTCACTGATTTGGATTGAAGCATCGAAGAGACGCTTTGTGCCTGAATCTATGACTATGGAGTGGTTCTTTAAAGAACTGAAATATGGAACAATAAAGATTTTAAATCGTAAAAATAATTATTATTGAGGTGATGTGATGTATTTAGAAGACATTAAAGTTGGTCAGAAAGTGAACTATCGAGGTCATTCCTACATAATAACTAAAAATGTTGTAAAGTATCGGGGAATAATTAGACCTTATTATTCTACATATTCGTATATCAAGGAAAGTACAAATTGTCATAGATCACGAATGTATTTTCGAAGAGTAGAAAATAAAAATGAATCGATTGATGGATTTTGGTTATTATATGACGAGATTGAAGAAAGAATGGATCGAGGTCTTATGAAATTTTTGAACACATCGAAGAAAAATAATTATTATTAAAGGGGGTGTTACAAGGTGAACGAGATCAATAAAAGGAAATTAGAACTGTTTATGGATAATCAGTTATGGAGACAAAATATCACACATCAGCAAAGTAAAGGTGTACATAGAGATGTATTAAGAATTGTGTGCGATCCAGAATACAAAGCACGGCTTTTAGGAATGATCTGGGATGGTAATTACAAAATTGCACCTCCGTATGTAGTAGAAATTCCTAAAGACAATGGAAAAGTAAGAGAAGTGTATGTTAATCAGCCAATTGACAGATTCGTTATGACGCAAATCAATTATGTTTATATGCAATTATATGGCCATATGATTCATCCAAGATGTGTGTCTTATCAGAAAGGAATTGGAGTTAAAAATATCGTAGATGATATTTGTATGGAGCTTAAGAAACATCAAGGAGCTGTTGGGTATAAGGTAGATATTAGTAAGTATTTTGATAGTGTAAGCCGTGAGGTTCTTAATGAAATGATTGATAAAATTGATACAGGGAGTCCTATTGATCAGATCGTAAGAGATTATTATATGGATGATTGTATCATTGATCAGAAAGGGAATGTTATTGAGAAATACAAAAGTATGACTCAGGGTTGTGCAGTATCTACATTCTTTGCCAATTGTGTTTTAAAAGATGTAGACGAAGAGTTAAGCAAGATGGATATTATTTATTACAGATATTCAGATGATATCTTGATGGTTGGTAAGGATGCAGATAAGGCTTTGAAGATGTTAGGAGAGATGTTAGAAACAAAAGGACTTACATTAAATCCTAAAAAGGTAGAAACAGTCAGTACAGATCAATGGTTTACATTCTTAGGAGTGCGAATTAATGGACAGAAGAGAAGTTTTTCTGAAAAGAGCTTAAAGGAATTTCAGAAACACATTAGGGAATATGTAAATAAGAAAGCAGGAATTGGTAGCGTAAAAGTTGCAATCAGACAAATTAATAAATATCTGTATTTGAATTTCTTAAGGAATCCTAATGAGTTCGGTTGGGCTGAGTATTTCTTTAGTATTGTAAATGTGGAAGATGACATTAAGACACTAGACATGTGGATTAAAGATACTCTGAGAGGTTTATATACCGATAAGAGAAAGGTTGGTGGTCTTGGTGTAAATAAAGTAACTGATGAATGTGGAGTGTTAAGAGGGAAAGGGAAAAACGTAAGTGCAAATCTTGGTAAGACAAGAAGCGATAAAGACATTTTAGAAGAAGCAGGATATATCAGTATGAATGAAATGTATCATCAGTTTAGATATAGCAAAGAATTGTACAGGGCTTCATTGACAGCTTTATCTTAAGTGGAACCTAACACGAGGTACTTATGTGAAATGTTATAAGTCAAATCAGATCCTTAGGATACACGGGTGATTCCATGCATGGTCGATAACCAGCATTCCATCACCCGTTCCTCCCTGGATCTTATCATCATAAAGGGAATTTAGAAACGTGTTATTAACATGAACATAAGAAAGTTACTATGGACGTTGTATGTGAGACAATGGAATTACATATAAAGACCGGAAGCTGCAGGATGCATGGCAATAAATTGACCAAGTCATCCCTGCAGCTTCCGGTCTTTATAATCATAAAAGAATAAAGGAACATAGCATTATTGTGAGCATACAAACAAGCTAACATGGGCTAAACATACGAGACGTTGAATCAATCATACATAATAAGAGCACAGCTGCCTTATGCAGCGGGAAATTAGTCTCCTCGACAGTAATTTCACCGCTGCCACAGGCCAGCGTGCTCTTATTAATCATAAACCAATAGAGAAAACATGTCGCCAATGTAGAGTATGTAGAAAGGGAAATCTATGAAAAGTTTATTTAAAGTATTGTATGAGCTGTCACAAGGAAACACCTTAATGATTAATAGTTGCATGTCTTTTAGAATGACAACTGATCTATACAAAAGACAAGTGAGATTTAAGAAGTATAAGGTTGTTGATCAAGGAAGCGTAGTAAGTGATGTGACATTGTGTAATGGAGAGGTTATTGAGTATGATGACTTAATAAAGGAAGGAGATTTAGATTTTATATTACCAATTGAATTAAACGAAAAAGAAAATCCATATAAGGTTATTGAATACCTGTATGGATTATTTTATTGCTCAGTTCCTGATAGATCCGCTGTTCAAAAGAAACAGAATTTTATAGCAAAAGGATTAAATGATTTTGGGGCAAATGATTTTACAGGAATGAGAAGAAGTGAAATTCAGCCATTGTTAGAGCTCTATGTGTTACTCGCTGGAATGAAAGGATGGATCACTTGGAAAGATGATAAGTTGTTCTTTTGGAAAGGTGAACATAAGAGTTTGTATATATATAGAAAATGGATTTTAGGTTATTAGGAAAGGAAGAATGTAAAATGAATGTAGAAAAGAGTTTAGAAAAAGCAGGAGTAGACACAAAGAAATATCCTTCATTGGCTATGCAGAATATTTTAGGATATCAAGGGAAAGCGTTCGCAGAAAATTCATACCTGTATAGAAAGATCATGGAAGATGGGCATGTGTTTAATCCTTATATACACAGAAGATGGCTCCCATATCAGTTTATGAATGCTGTCCATTGGACAAGACAGTATTATGCAGAGACTATTGGTTATGTAAAGATGCTTGAAAAAGAATTGATGCGTGGCAATAATGTAGATAATTGGAAATATATGTACGATAAATTTGGGAAAGAGCTTAATGCTTTATATACGCTCTCAAAAAGAGATAAAAAAGCATATAAAGAAAGATGGGCTGCTTTTGGAAGATTAGAAATTCTGAAATATTTCTCTCAAGGGTTTGATTGTGTAGGGATAAATCAAAATACATTTTTGGAAATGAAAAATTTATTAGCGGATGAAAGATTTGAAGCTGAACGATATTGGCGATATACTAATTGTTTATTGTATAAACGGTCACAATTTAGAAAAGATTTGGTAACAACAACTTTCCATTCAGGAATTTATTTTACATTAAAACACATTATGATGTTTGATTATGACAAATTACATATGTCTTCATCCCAAAAAGAAAGCCTAAAACGAATTAGAGAAGACTTAATTAATGGAGATTTCAATTATGAGCAGGCTTTTACAATTATTGAAGATTACGTAGCAAGATATTACAATCCAAGATAGAGAGGGGAATTATATGCCAGAAGAAGTAAAGGAATTAACTATTAAAGAAGCAGATGAGTTTATTAAAAAGAAAGTAATCGGAGTTCTCATAAAAGCAGATGTAACAATCGTAGTAAATGAATTAGAAGCTATTTATGGAGATTCGTTAGCAAATGGAACGGTTGGAGATTCGTTTTATATTTATAACTGTCCAGAAAATTATGATGAATCAGGTTATGAAGAGCTTGAGTATATTGACTATGATGATATGTATGAAGATGATATTCGTGAAGAGAGAGCTGAAGCAGGAGATTTCAATCTTAAAGTATATAAGTGGTTCATTGTTGATCCAAGATTTACAGAATTGTTAAAAGATTTGGGAGAGATAGTTGCTCCAGATATTAACCTTTGGGGATGTTGTGAAGACATTGAAGACGCAAGCGAAGCAACTGTAATTGAAGAATTTTTTGAGAGAATGCAGATTCTGTATGGACAAAAGAATGCAATTATTACAGAAAAATTGAGTGCCTAAACCAACAAAAGGGAGATGTACCCTTTGTAGAAATACTTATCATCAACCATCAAAGAAGGAGGATCTTCAGAACCCTCCGCATTGATTACATTTAAATCATCACTTTGTAATGATTTAAATCACATCAACTGCGAGAGGCGTTCATGAAGATCCTCCTTCTTGAATCATAAACACATAGAGGAATACATCAAAGATAAGTTGTTCTGCAATTGCAAGAGATATACTTGCTGATTTAATGAATTGTGTTTGAATCACTCACATAATCAGGAGAAAGGAGGCATAATCTCATCTCCTTCACTGGCAAGCCAGGAAGGACTTGATGAGATTACACTCCGCTGCGGCGTCATTGTGCCTCCATACTCCTGATCATGTTTGATCATAAACCAATAGAGAAATATATCACCTCACAATGAGTTAAATCTGTAACTATTAATTTACATAGAAAAGGAGAAACAGATGAAAGCGATTTTTAAAGGAGAAAAAGTTGTAAGAACTAAATTAACATTAGACACTGGACTTGAAAGGCTGGAAGGATCGGATGTTAGCTATTTTGTGAGACGACCTAAGCTGACACATGAAGTAAGTGAAGAAAAGGATGGAATCATTTTAGAAAAGGATCTTTCTTTTAATAAAATCTTACTCTTAAAAGATGCTAATGAAGTGACAGTTGATGAATTTACATTTGTATTATCAGGCATTATTGATTACAACTTAGATGAAGAATGTGTAGTTTTTTACACAGACGCTTGTTGTTCAATTGAAGATACAGATGGGCAGAACAAAATCGAAGCCTATCATAAACTTTTGGATGCATATGAAAAGCAGGTAGGAACGAAAGAAAGCCAAGAGGAAGAATGCGATTGTGCTTACTGTAATGGAGATTACGTTTGTGCTTTTTGTAGAGATGATGATGAATCAGAATTAGATGATGAAGAGGACATCGGAAAGAAAGCAATGAATAATCTAGAAGATCTAAATGAAATTCTTGCAGAGTTCTTCGGGGATATTCCGGGATTCAAGTGTTAGTTAAAGATTGATATTGAGAGAGACACTTCGTATGAGGTGTCTCTTTTAGTATATAGATTTTTTAGAAAGGAGATGAAAAAGGAAAATGGCAACAGAGTTTGACAAACGAATGAAAGCTTATGAATGTGTCTCAAGACAGTACTTAACAAGAAGAGTACCAGTTGCAATTAGGGTAGATGGAAAGGCATTTCATACATTCACTAGAGGGTTTCAGAAACCATTTGATGAAGTGCTTAGCAACACAATGCAAGCCACAATGATGAAAATGTGTAGACAGATTCAGGGTTGTGTGTTTGCTTACACACAGAGTGATGAAATTACATTTATTCTTATCGATTATCAGAAGCTAAATTCTGATGGCTGGTTTAACTACCGTACTGATAAGATGTGTAGCATTGCAGCGAGTATGGCTACTATGGAGTTCAATAAGGCTTTTAGTGCTTTTGTTTATGGATTTAAGGTAAACAAGGGAGAAGACATATCAAGCGAAGATATGGAAGTACTTAAGGCCTATGAGAAATCTAAGGAACGTGGAGCTATGTTTGATGCTAGAGCGTTCTCAATTCCAAAAGAAGAAGTCACAAACTTAATCTATTGGAGACAACAGGATGCTATGAGAAATGCAGTTCAGATGGTTGGACAAGCATTTTATTCTCACAAAGAACTTCAGGGTGTTAATTGTGAAATGCTTAAAGAAATGTTACTGGCTGATAAGGGAATTGAATGGGATAAGATTCCTGTGAAATACCAGAGAGGCAGTTGTTGTGTCAAGGTTGATGGTGAATGGACTATTGACAATAACATTTCTATCTTCAGAGGTAGTGACAGAGAGCAAATTGATAAGCTTGTGTTTGTTGAGAGTGAAGAGAACTGAGCGTCTGATTAGACGTGCAGATATAGAAATGAACTGTCGCAGAGTTGCGACGGTTGGAAAGGAGAAGGGATGGAAATAAAAGGTGACACTATAAAAACCGTAAAAGAAGTAAATCCAAGTAAGTTTGAAGAAGAAGTTTCTAATTTGATTAATAAAGGATACAAATTAGAAGCTTCTTCTTGTAATAGTACTTATTGGAAAGCTATTTTAGTTTTAGAGAGAAAGGAGTAGAGATGAATGAAGTAGAAACAAAAGAGATCCCGTTTTATGGAGATACGCTTTTAGGTGTAAAAGATGAGGATGGAGAAGTTTGGTTGGCAATCAGAAGCACATGTATACAGCTAGGGTTTAATGAAAGACGAGCAAGGGCACAAAGAGAGAAAATTCAAGCTGACAAAGTCTTATCCAAAGGTGGCCGAAATTTTGGCCTCCTTACAGCAGGGGGTAAACAAGAAACATTTTGCTTACATGAAACATATGTGCCACTTTGGTTAGCTAAAATTACATTAACCAAAAAGATGGAAGAGGATATTCCCAATGTTGTTGAAAAGCTAGAAAGATATCAACTTGAAGCAAGAGATGTTTTACATAGGGAAATGTATGGCACAGAAGAACAGAAAGAAAAGCTTCACAATAACCTAGGTTTGCAAGGAGAGATTATACAACTAAAAGATGCTGTAGATTCTGTAACTGAACAGCTTAAAGATCAAACAGAGAGATTAGATTTAGTAATGGACAATATGACTATTGATACTAAAAAGCAGAGTCGTATTCAGAAAGCAGCAAAGGAAAGAGTAAGTGAATTACTTGGTGGAGCTCATTCAGGGCTTTATAAAGCTAAAGGTGCTTTGTATTTTGCAAATCTGTGGCATCAGTTTAGAGAACAGTTTGAATGTGGAACTTATAAAGATCTTAGTCCAAACGATTTTGATGATGCCATGAGCTTTATTCAGAGTTGGACATATGTAGAAAGGTAGAGGGAAGAAAGATGAGAACAATTACAAATACACATACAGGAAAAATTATTTCTGATACAGATTTAACATTGGAATATCTTTATGTTGGAGACTATGGAAAGGAAAATAATATTAAAGCAGATTTTCTTGGATATAACAAACGTATTGAGAAAGTAGAACATAAGCCTGTTGATGTAAAAGAAAAATTGGTTGTTACTGTTTCTTCTCAGAAAGGTTGTCCAATGCATTGTAATTTCTGTGATTGCCCTAAGCTTGGATTTAAAGGAAATGCATCTTTAGCTGAGCTCATGGCTGAAATTACATCTGGAATCGCTTTATCTGGAGTAAAAGATGGAGAACGACTAAATGTGCATTATGCCAGAATGGGTGAACCTACATTTAATCCAAATGTAATTGTTTCTGCAAGACAGATCGCTCTAATGTTGGCTGATCCTGATGGAGATATCCATTTTGATACATATCATCCTGTCGTTTCTACAATGATGCCAAAAGCAAATCAGAACTTGAAAGCGTTTTTATTCAAATGGATAGCAACAGGTTTTCAATACGGTGGAGAAGATGGTTTCGGTCTTCAGTTTTCTATCAATACATTAGATGAAGAACAGCGAAATGAAATGTTTAGAGAATGTTCTTTGTCGTTAGAAGAAATTGGAGCTATTATTGACGATCTTCCAATGCCAAAGAAACGCAAATATACATTAAATTTTGCAGTTACATCTGAAAGCAACTTGGATGTTGATTTAATGAACAAGTATTTTGACAAAGAAAAGTGCATTGTTAAGATTACTCCAATTCATGAAACAGTTGAAGCTGTTGATGAAGGTTATGAGATTGTTACAGATTTTGATGTTTATGAAAAATTTGAACAGCCTTTAGTAGAAGACGGTTGGGATGTAATTGTATTTGTTCCATCAAAAGAAGAAGATGCAGACAGAATTACATGTGGAAATTCATTGATTGCATTGAACAAAGATGAATAGAAAGGTAGAGGAAGTTTAAAATGTTAATGTTTTTATTTAGATTATTGTTGGTTGTTGCAACCATTGTGTTAATTGTTGTTGGGTGTTTTGATTCCAATAAAGAGGAATCAAAGGAATCCAAGAAAGGTGCTTTATGGGCATTAGTTCCTATTGTGATTTTTGTACTTACATTGTGTGTTGTATATGTACCATCTAATAATGTAGGAATCCGTTGGTCAGCGTTCAGTGGGACTAGCAGCAAGACACTAAATGAAGGAATTACATTCAAGAGTCCAATTGATAAGGTATTTCTTATTCCAACCACTGTAGAAGAGAGAACAATCAAAAACGTAAATGTGCAGACTAAAGATGCACAGTTTGTCAGAGCTGAAGTGAATGTTAAGTTCCGTGTTAATCAAAAAGATGCTTTTAAGGTATACAAGAGATACACAACACTTGACAACCTAAAGCAGAATATCATTAGCAACTATGCACAGAAGAGTATTGAAACAGTTGTTACTCAGTACAATGTGATTGATACTCTTGGTGCTAAGAAAAATGAAATTTATGCTTTAGCTACAAAAGATTTACAGAACATGCTTAAAGATGAGGGTGTCGAGCTTGTGCAGCTGACTATCAAAGACATGAACGCTGGTAGTGAGATTGAAAAAGCGATCGCTGATGAAGCAGTTGCCAAGAAACGTGTAGAAACAGCAGAGCAGAATCGTCTTAAAGCTAAGAAAGATGCTGAGACTAAGGTAGTTAATGCTAAAGCAGAAGCAGATGCAAACAAAATCTTAGAGAAACAGTTGACAAATAAAATCTTAATTCAGCAGTGGATTGAGAAATGGAACGGAGAGGTTCCTAAAGTATCTGGTGATAGTAAATCTATGATCAATATTCAGGATCTCTTGAATTAGTATTAAGCCGGCTCGTAAGAGCTGGCATTTTGGGGACATAGCTTAATAGGTAAAGCAAAACTACATTCTTCCATAAAGAACTTAAAACTAAAATTTTCATATTAAATATAAACATTTTGTACCTCCCTATAGTAATAAAATAACACTTATATTTATGTGGGTTCGAATCCCACTGTCCCCATTGTAGTTTTAAATAAGGAAGTAAAGAAAGGAAGTAGAAGTATGTTAATTGTAAACCAGAAGAAATCTGAAGTCTATAATATACAGATGATGAAATGCTTGTATGTATCTCATTCTGGAGATTGGTTTTTTATCAACATGGATCTTTTAGGAGAAGAAAATGTAACCTTAGGGGATTTTAGTTCATATGAAAAAGCGAATGAGGTGTTACTTAAATTTGTAGATGAATATAAGAACCGTATTCCAGATCAGAATACGGTTTTTTACATGCCAGAAAAGTAGAGGTGAGGTTATGAAGAAATTAGAATATAAAAAATATTATCATTTAATTTATAAAAGACGAAATGGAGACTTAACCTTGCAGCCATCAACAATAGATTATGATGACCCAATGTGTCATGCAGAGGATATGTGCGAGTGTATGATATTCTGTGGATTTTATGATAGTTGTCTAAATGTTGAAAAAGCATGGAATACCATAAAGGAATTTGAAGAACAGAAGTTTACATGGAAAGATGTAGTAGAAATCAATGGAAAACACTATGCGGAGGAATTTCCAATTTCAGGTCTAATGAATAGTGAGGATGTTTATCAGATTGATGATTTCTTAGAGTCTGTTGGAAGGAAATATAATGTATATCCGGGAAACATTAAGACGTATATGATGGACGGAATTGCTTTCGATCCTAAAGAAGTAGAATTTGGTGCTGAAAGTTGCGGATGTTATATCAATGGAATTCCAGAAGAGTGTTATGAGTAAAGGAGCGAGAGAGAATGGAAATGATTGAAATTGAGATTAAGCCAGAGACAAGAGAACAGTGCAATAATTAGAGAGGAGAATTTATGAGAGTAAGAGAGCTTTTAGATAAAGTAATTGAGTTAAATGGAGAATTTTTAGAGAAACAGATAAAAGGGGAAATTGATCATAGTTTTAGAGATCCTGATACTATTTTAGCAGATCTTATGGATGATCAGGATTTTGAAACAAGTGCGACAGCAATTGAATTATTTTCAATTTACAGAGATCAAGAGAATGGGCATGAGACTTTTAATGACATGTTCAGATTCTTTACAGGAAAGGAATTCGATGATTATCTGAAAGAATGTAAAGAAGTTTTAGAGCATGAGATCGATAGAAGTTAGGAGAGTGACCAAAGTGAGTAAGTTACATGAACGTGCCTATTGTCAAGAATGTGGAAAGCTTGTTGACTATAGTATTCGTGATGAAGTGGTGGAAGAGAATTTCCATGGAACTATAGTTCATTTCCCTTTTAAAGTTGGTCGTTGCAAAGAATGTGGAACAGAGGTTGCAACAGATAATGGGTATAATTTTAGAAGAGGAGATGCAGTGTGGGAAGCTTATAAGAAACTGAAAGGAGAATTCATAAGATGAGGTATCAGCTGCGTACCTCATTTTTTTCTAAGGTCGCATTTTGCCACCTTAGGCTATCAGAAAGGAAAATTTACATATGAGTAGAGTTAAAGAAATCAAAAAGCAAACAGATAACAAGTTTTTAAATCTGTATGACTATACTGTGGTCGATAAGAATGGAAATGAGCATCCATATTATGTAGCTAGCAGACATAATGAAGAAGAGTTGGTAGCTAAAGTAGGAGAGCCTAAAGCAGACGCAGTGCTAATGTATGCTTATTATGGTGAGGAAAGAGATAAGCTGGTATTGATCAGACAGTTTAGATACCCAGTAAATGATTACATATATGAACTTCCTGCAGGTCTTGTAGATGAGGGAGAGACAGTTGTAGAAGCTGCAATTAGAGAAATGAAAGAAGAAACCGGTTTAGACTTTAAGCCTTGTGATGATATGGCTGGGTTAAATAGACCATGTTTTTCAAGTGCTGGTATGACCGATGAGTGTGTTAGTACTGTTTATGGAATTGCAACTGGTGAGGTTGATTTAAGTAAGTTAGAAGCGAATGAAGATTTGACAGTACAGATCGTAGATGTGGATGAAGCAGTGAGGATATTAGCAGAAGAGAAGTTGGGAATCAGGACTTATTATCTTCTATTGTTGTTTATTGCTGGGTCTAAGAATAGATAGGAGCGAGTATATTATGAGATGTTATGTAACAGGAAAAGCAAAAACAACTGCAAATATGATAGCTATAGACTTTATTGAAGCTAGAAGAGGCGAGGAATTATTTGTCTTAGATTGGGATGAAACAGAATTAGGATTTGATACTGATTGTGATGAACACGGATTTAAAAAGTTTTCAGGCAGACTAAAGGGAATTAAATTTAATGACCAGTATGCGAATGGTAAAATTGATGAAATTCGAGGAGCACAATTATCTGATGTTCAGTTTTATATTCCAGATTGTACAAATACAGTAAAAGACATTAGCTTCGATAGTGTGCAGCTAGATGATGAAGGCGACTTATATGATTTCTGCGTTGATAATCCGTATGAGAATATAATTTATACAATATGCCACGAATAGGAAGGAGATTTACATATGGCAGAGTTAGTTAAAGTAGAACAGAAATCAGAATCAGATCAGTTACAACAGATGGTATTTGATAATGCTGATTTTGGAGAAGTGAGAACGGTTGTTATTGATGGTGATCCGTGGTTTGTTGGGAAAGATGTGGCCGAGTGTTTGGGTTATACGAATCCAAGTAAAGCATTGGCAGATCATGTTGATGACGATGATAAACTCAATAACAAAACGTTATCGAGTTTAGGACAACGTGGTGGCTGGCTTATCAACGAGTCAGGTATGTATGCATTGATCTTTGGAAGCAAGTTAGAGAAAGCGAGAGAATTCAAGAGATGGGTAACTTCAGAAGTGCTTCCAACATTAAGGAAAACAGGACATTATGAAGTTGCAGCAGATCAGAGTGTTAATCAACTTTTAGCAGAGTTTGGAGATTTTAAGGTTACATATGTTCAGCAGATGGTTGAATTCAAAGATGCTTTGGAAAAGCAAACAAAGGCATTTGACAAGAGTATTTCTAATATGACTCTTTCAACAACTCAGCAGAATAAAGTACATAGAGCAGTTAAAGATAGAGTGGGTTCACTGTTAGGTGGTGCCCACTCTGATTTATATAAAGAGAAAAGTAGAATGTATTTTGCTAATCTTTGGAACGATCTTAAAGCTGAGTTTGAGTGTGGTAGTAGATGGCAGGATCTAAATCCAGCTTATATGGAAGAAGCTATGAGTTGGATTAGATATTGGAACTATGAAGGGAGATAAGTTATGAGCAATGATATGGAAGAAACAAAAATCTGGATCTCGCAGCGAGATAAGAAGTATAGATATATGTTGTTAGATCGTATGAGATCAGATTGTGAGTACTATTTAAATGGTCATAAATGTGTTAATCATTTGTGGGGCAAGACAGAAGAAGAACAGATTGATTATATGCTGTTTATTTGGGACTTGTTCACAGAAAATGAAAAGCCTGAATGGTTAAGCAGAGAACAGATCATTGAGTTTGGGAAAAGAATGGGAGTAGAGGTGAAAGAAAATGAGTGAGAATATAACGATTAATCTTGAGGGATTGAACAAAGAAGAGAGAGAGCAGTTATTAGGACTGGTTGAGAAAGCTAAAAGAGCTGAGGAATCTGGAATGATTTGGAAACCTAAATACGGAGACAGATATTGGTTTATTTTCACTGATGGAGATATTGGTGAGACTATCTGGTATGACAAAGACATGGATTTAGGTAGATATGCTATGGGGAATTGTTTCAGAACTAAAGAAGAAGCTGAATTTGCAAGAGAGAAACAGAAAATTAAAGTTGGGCTTCAAAGATTTGCTGATGAGCATAATGATCCTGATAAACTAGAGTGGGACGAAGTGGGGATTCACTATGATATTGTACTTGAATACAAAAATGGATATAAAAAAGCTTTAAATACTCAACCAGCGTTTACGTTTAGGGGAATGGACTGTGTATATTTTACATCTAAAAAAATTGCAGATGCGGCTATTGAAACAATTGGTAAAGAGAGAATTTTAAAATATATATTTAATATTGAAAGTGAGGAGAATGAGTAATGAGTACATATAAAATCGGAGAAATATTAGTATCACAAAGAGAAACAGAACTTGAAACAAACTGGGGAAGAAAAGATGTAATTCCCAAAGGAAACAAAGTTATTATTACAGCTCATGGGCTAGGACATCACATTAGAAACGGCATGAAACAACCTTTACAGGAAGATGATGTTGTAAAAGGTTATGATACAGAAGGGCTTGCAGAGTATTTGTTTACATGTATGAAAAGTCATCTTCCGATGGATGATATGATGTATGATTATGACTTAACAGAAGAGAATATCAAAGAAGTTATTGAAGAAGCATTGGATGAGATTTTTTAGAAGAGGTGGTTAGGAAATGATAACTGTATTGATCATGTTTTCGATTGTGATAGTGTATGTAATTATTTACAAAACAAATCATTATTTACTAACACATAAAGAATCACCATGGACATATCCAAGATTACATAAATGCAGATGTGGTGGAAAGCCACAAGTTAAATGGTCTTATAGTCCAGATCTTAATTATGAAACACATAAATTATGTGGATTGAGAGGCTTCTATGAAGTAAAGATTATTTGTCCTAAGTGTGGCTTTTCTGTAACAGTAAATAGACATTACGATTTATTAACAAAAGGGTATAATTTTAAAACAATTCCCGATCCGGGAAGTATTAATAGGGCAAATATGAAAGCGATAAGAGCATGGAATGAAACAAGTCCAGAAAAATGTGAGGAGTGTGACCGATGAAAAAGAAATTGTTAGTTTGTTGTATGGCGACAATTATGGGATGTATGTTAGCAGGGTGTGACGATGGCTCATCGTATTATGACGAAAATGGAATCAATAAGACATTTACAATGGAAGACATTAATGGAGAGTTAAAATATGATACTCAAACAAAGATTGTTTACTACAGGTATGTAGGAGGACATGTAGGTTATATGTGTCCATATATCAGTAAAGATGGCCAATATTGTAAGTATGAAGATGGTAAAGTTATTCCTTTAGAGAAAGGAGAGTAATTGTGGAAAATAAGAAATTAGATAAGTTCAATATGAAGTATCCAGTGATTGTATTTCACGATAAGACACCTAAAGAAATTCCATACATAGCCTATATTCCGTATTTCCTATGTAATACACAGGGAAAAACTGAAAAAGAATTGGAGCTTATGGTAGATGATCTTATTAAGATGTGTTTAGAAGAAGATCACTGGCAGTTACCAGACTATGCAGATCCTAATATTAGTGATTGGGAATTAAAACAAATTGCAGACAATTCCCTTAAGGATCAGGGAGTGACTAAGGAAGAAAGAAAACAAATTGAAGTATCTGTTTGGTGGTATGAAGTGAAAACAGAGCTTAGAAAGGAACGATGAGATGGAAGTGATGTTTTACATATTATGGGTTTTTGGATTGATCGCAGCTTTGTGTGTGATTATTGGAATCCCATACATGTTAATTTACAACTATAAGAGAATCAGAGCTATTGACAAGAAACTTGATGGGATGCTTAGGGGATTAAGCATTATGTTTGGTGAAGGAGATGATGAATAATGGAAGAAAAATTATTATGTTCTCATTGTCGTGAAAGAGTGCCTTATGAGACTTTTTCCAAAGAAACAACTGAAGTAATAAAGGGAATAGAAGTTACTTACACAGAAAACTATGGTGTTTGTAAAATTTGTGGACATCGAATCTTTGTTCCAGAGTTTGAGGATGACAACATGGAAAGATTAGATGAAGCTTATTGGAGAGAAGCAAAAAAGAAAAGGAGTGAATAATAATGAAACCATATGATACAGGACTTGTTTGCGGAAGATTCCAGACATTTCATAAAGGACATGAGAGACTGGTTGATACCGGTCTTTTATTATGTGACCGTTTATTAATTTTAATTGGATCAGCACAAGAGTGTGGGACAGAAAGGAATCCATTCAACATTAACACAAGAACAAAAATTCTAAAGGAGATCTATGGAGACCGACCAGAAGTAATGATCTATGGATTAGCTGATATGACAGATGAAAATGATATCTGTCCTGAATGGGGTAAATACTTATTAAATAATGTAGATCGTTATATCTACAAGAACCCAGAGATCATGATTTATGGAAACGATGAAAGTCGAAGTGGCTGGTTTGATAAGAAAGACTTGGCCAATACAACAGAGTTAATCGTAAACAGACAGGACTTGCCAATCAGTGCAACTATGGTAAGAGAAGCCATGGCAAAAGATGATCGCAAGAAATGGATGAGTTTAGTGAATCCAAGATTACATAAAATGTATGATGAGCTGCGAGCGGAGCTTATGAGTGTGCCGTTTTATCAGGGGTTGAATAAAGGAGAGTGATATAATGAATGATTTTAGAATAGGAGATAAGGTATATTTTCATCCATACTGTTATGATGATTATAGCATTAAATATGGCACGATTTCTAGATTTGAACAATCGTTAGACCCAGAAAGGCAATATGCAATTATATCATGTAAAAGAGGAGAGGGCCAGGATAAGTATCATATGTTTCCTGAGGATTTATATCGTACAAAGGGAAAAGTAGAAGAAATTCTAAAACAGGAGTTTCGCACCAGAGTAGATGAAGTTAAAAAAGATATTCACACATTAGAGGATCTTTTGAATTTTTTATATGACAATGATGTTGCTATTGACATAGATGAGGACGATGATTATACAGATTGGGTAGATCGTGTTGCTGTTCAAGAATTAGCAAAAGAAATCTGTGGGATTGAATTAGGAGAGTAGTACTTATGAGCTCATTAGATGTTATTTACTCACTTACAGTACTTGGTATGGGATTTTTCTTAGGCTGGGGTCTTCATGATACTAGGACAGAGGATAAGGCTGACGGATATAAAAGAAAACTTACTTATGCAAAATATGAAATATCTGAATTAATACGAGAAAATCGTAAATTACGATTGCAGGTAAGTGTTTTAAATGATGATCTTATATCACTTAGAAAAGGAAATGCTACATATACTCAGGGACATAAGGAATCGCCTGAAGTTAAAGAGGCTGTTAAATATGCAATGAAATCTGCACATCCTGATAATGGTGGAGATGCAAAAGACTTCGTGAAGTTTAGAGAGTTATATAACAAGATTAAGTAAATACATAAAGAAACTAATCGAGTATCAGATTTAGGATACAAGGCAGTATTAACCACAAAGTAATTAGAAAACCGGCGATTGGAATCTACCACAGGAAACATTCCAATCGCCGGTTTTCTAATTACTAAGATCATAAACAAAATAAAGGAAGATACCACACTGATGAGTATTCTGTTTAAAAGAAAAGGAGATTACATAATGAGAGTAGTAGAATCAGGAAGAAAATACAAATTTTACAATAACGCAATTACAACATATGAGCAGTTGCCAGCAAAAACATATAGGGTAGCTTTTAATGATCAGGAAGGTTTTTCATTGGTTGAAACACATGACTTAGAAATGACAGAAACAAAAGTTTATGGTCAACATTTAGAAAAAGTAGATAAGGTTCTAAATGCATTAGATAAGATGAAACGTAATTTAGGAGTGATCTTAAGTGGTGACAAAGGAATTGGTAAGTCATTGTTCTCTAAGATGTTAGGAATCAAAGCGAAAGAAAGTGGAGTGCCAGTTATCTTAGTAGACGAGTATATTCCAGGAATTGCAAATTTCTTAGACGATATTGAACAGACTGTAATGGTATTGTTTGATGAATACGACAAGACTTTTGATGAAAACAAATATAATTGTCAGGCAGAAATGCTGTCATTGTTTGATGGGATGAGTGCAGGCAAAAAGCTATTTGTTATTACTTGTAATAAGATTGATGAGCTAAGTTCCTTCTTATTAAATAGACCAGGAAGATTTCATTATCATTTTAGATTTGCTTACCCTACAGTAGATGAGATTCAAGCATATATGGAAGACAAACTTGAAGAACAGTACTATGGAGAAATTGAAAATGTAATTGCCTTTAGTCTACGAATGAAATTGAATTATGATTGTCTTAGAGCAATTGCATTTGAGCTAAATACTGGGTCAAGCTTTAAAGAGGCGATTGAGGATCTTAATATTTTAAGAATGTATAGTACCGAATATATAGATATCGTTGTTGAATTTGAAAATGGGAAAATATTAGAAGGAAGTGTACCAGAAAATGAACTATATGACGGTTCAGGATATGATATGGATTTGCATATTCCTTTGACTATTTCTAAATTATACAATGATAGAGACATTGGAGAAATGAGATTAAATTTCACAGACAATTACGTAGATCCTGAGGAAAAATTAATTATGTTTAATTTTGAAGGTAATGAAGTCAAATTTTATGATACTTATACACCACATAAAATGCCAGATGAGGCCAAGTCTGAGGTTGCTAGAGAAATTACTAAAATTATTGAGGAAAATTATTCAGAACAGCAGGTTAAACGTATTTTTATGGCACCAAAAGAAAACAAAGATGAATATAGATTTTTTGGTTAGAGAGGAGTGATTGAATGAAGTGTTTTTATCATTTAGATTTAGATGGGAAGTGTGCGGGCTATTTAGTATGGCATTATGCTTGTTTAGGAGAGGAAGATGAAAACCCAGAGAATTTTATTAAGATTAATTATGGCATGGAGTTTCCATTAGACAAAATTAAAAGAGATGAAAGAGTGTTTATTGTTGATTTTAGCATTGAACCGGAAGATATGAAAGAACTCTTAAAAATTACAAAAAATGTAGTTTGGATTGATCATCATAAAACGACTATTGAAAAATATAAGGATTTTGAAAGCTATATTCCAGGGATAAGAATGACAGGGCCTGGAATATCAGGGGCTTCATTGACATGGTGGTATTTCAATAATAATGCTCTCTTCGATGGAATGGAAAGGGTACAAGGGTTACAGCCAAAAGAAGATGAAGATTGGGATGAAGATATGCCCCTTGCTCTTTTATTAGTAGCTGACTGGGATACATGGACATTCAATTATAGAGAGAAAACTAAATACTTTCATACAGCATTTGAAATGTTGGAATATGAGCCTTGGCAATTTGGCGAATGGTTCGAGCTTATAAAAGATCCTTATGTTCTTATTGAGCAAGGACGACTTCTTTATAAGTACAAACAGAAACAGGCAGAAGAATATATCAGTTCAAAGGGATTCGCTGTAGAGTTTGAGGGATATAAGTGTTTCGCTGTGAATCATGGATTGATTAATTCAGATTTCTTCGAGTCAGTTGATGATAAGTATGATATCTATATTGGATTTGCTTATAATGGTGGAAGCAAGAGATGGAGCTATAGCTTGAGAGCTGCGAATGATGATGTGGACGTAAGTGAGATCGCTATTAAGTACGGTGGTGGCGGACACAAAGGAGCTGCAGGATTCGCAAGTGATAAGTATGTTTTAGGAGAGATGAGCTAATGAAAAAGTTAAATGATGAACAGAGGAAGTTGATTGAAGATAACTACAAGTTGATTAGGTTCCTATATAGAAGAAGTTATACTAGAGTGTGCTCTTGGGAGGTCTTTCAAGGGTTAGGACATGAAGCAATATGTAAAGCTGCTTTAGGATATGATCCTTCAAAAGGCAAGTTTACTACATATTTTACTTGGAAAATTAAACAAGCAATTGAACATTATTTTCGCTGTAACAACTATGATGTTCGAAAAGCCAATGATGGAGCAATGTCACTATATACACCACTTGAAGATTGTAAGAAGAAGGAAATAACCATATTAGATACATTACAAGCAAGCGATAATATCGCAGATACGGTAACAGAAGAAATTTATTGGAAAGAAAAGATAAGTAAATTACCCGATAAAATTAAAAAGATGATCCAATTGACTTATGAAGGATACGGGCGAGAAGAGGTTGCCAAGAAGTTAAATGTCAGTAGATCTCTTGTTAGTGTGCGTATCATTGAATTTAAAAAGTCCATGGGGTATTAGAAAGGGGAGATGTGAAGAATGGGTTTTTATCAGTATGGTCGTTATTGGGAGAACACGGAAGATGCTCACAATAGTGACTATTGGAAACACGAGGCAGCAAAAGATTTAAGAAGAAAGGGGATTGAGTGTATCTGGTTTGGTGTAGACAATAGAACACCTGAGATGTGGGCAGAAATACAGGAAGACATTGCCAGAGAAGAGAGAGAAAAAGAAGAAGATCGCAAGTATATAGAAGAGCATATAGGAGAATATGTATGGGCTTTTATTAAAGGAATTGTTATAGTCTGTACGTTCCCATGTTTATGCTGGCTATACTTAGGTGTTAGATATGGTCATATGAACTACCAACAAAAAAATGCGTATAAGCTGGCTTGGGTGTTTAGTTTATTAGCATTAATATTTGGCCCCGTAGGGTTTATGATGGTATTTACGCTGTTTGGATTGTATATTATCTTTGATGCAGGCCATGGGATGATGCCGTAGAAAGGAGACGATTAAATGAGCAACAGGGAAGGACACGAACAAGAAATTGAAGCAAAGACCAGAGAAAAACTTAAAGATTTGCCAGACTATTTGAACCAGTTCTATTATAGAATGACAGCAAATGGAATGCAGGCAACTACAAAAAGAAGCTACATTGGTTATTGTGTAAATTTCTTAAAGTATTTTTCTCCTGATTTGAGCATAGACCCAAATGATATAACAGATAGTGATATTGACAAGTATATGGATTCAATCACTTATATAAATGGTAAGAAAGCTTCGGTGTCTAGTAGGGCAACGAAGCTTTCTGCTTTAAAAACATTCTTTGGATTTATGAAAGAAAGGGGAATTATAGAAAGAGATCCAACTAAAAGTATTAGGCCGCCTAAGAATAAAGGACTTAATCCTGTTGTATACTTAACAGAAACAGAAATTAAGATGGTTGAGCATACAATTCGTACTGGAGCAGGATCTCATAAAGCAAAAGCCAAACAAAAGAAATGGCGGAATAGAGATTTAGCCATTTACTTTTTATTCTTATCAACCGGGGTGAGGGTAGAAGCCTTGTCTGAGATTGATGTCGAAGACATTGACTTTCACGATAAAAAATTAATTGTTATAGACAAAGGTGAGAAAGAAATAATACATTTTTTGTCTGACCAGTTGATAGAATATATACAGATTTGGCTCGAAGATAGAGAAAAGTTTTTAACAGAAAAAGGTAAAGAAGAAAAAGCGTTATTTCTTAATACTTCTTTAAACAGGTTGGGAGCAACAGGTATAAGAAGAATGATAAAGAAATATACAGCAAATTTAGATAAAAAAATCACTCCACATAAATTAAGAAGTACATTTGCAACTATGGTTTATCAAAAGACAGGGGACATTTATTTAGCTTCTCAGATGATAGCTCATGAAAATATTAACACAACAAAGCGATATGCGGCTTGTGTTGAAGAGAGCAAGAGAGAAGCATCAGATATGATAGGAGATGTCCTTTTTTAGTAAGGAGGAGTGTTTTATGTGCATGAGGGGAGATATTTATTGTGTTGAATTAAAGAGTTATGAAAAACACGTACAGAAAGGAAAGCGACCAGTATTGGTCATCAGTAATAACAAAAACAACTTTAATAGTCCAGTCGTTACCGTGGTGCCTTTTACATCTGTAACAAAGAAAATGGATTTGGACACACATGTAGTTATTTATAAGAGCTTTGGATTACGATTGGATTCTATGGCTCTTGGTGAACAGATTATGCCTATCGATAAAAGCAGACTTACAGAAGATAATTTGATAGGTCACATAGACGACAAAAGGCTTTTAGAGAAAATAAAAGAAGCATGTATTTGCCAGATTTCATAGAATCATTATAAATTATATGGTAAGATAAGAAAAGATATATAGAAAGTTGGTGGAACATGATTATTACAGAGACCAATAATGAAACAATTGTAGAAAATTTGAAAAAGCTTCTTGAATACAGGGTTGGGTTGACAAAGTATTTAAGAAAAATAGTTAGTAATTTTGATATAGACTTGGTTAGATTGTCACAAATTGTATCAGGTCAGGTTAAGCTAAATGAAATAACATTATATGAATATTATGCAATTTGTTGGGGATTCATAGCTTTTAATAAAGAAAGACATAACTTTTTTAAGACTATTGATCTAAAAGAAGCGACTATTGATTTAAGTTCAAAAACAATAAAGATTTCTCACCATGTAGAAAAAAATAGAATATTAGAGGTTGTGCCTCAAAAGTATTACACAATCAGATCTTCTATTAAAGAATTAAATATGTTGACTCACAATGGACTGATAAAAGAAACAGATGTTATAAAACAAACATTGATATCTCATGATGGTAGATCAGGGTCTTTAGGTTATGGAAGCAAACGTAGCATAGATGAAATCAGAAATATGATACTAAAGGGAACATATTGGAGTGTTCCGATCACCATAGGCACAATTAAGAATGACATCAAAATAGAAAATGGTGATTTGGTAATTGCCGGAACCTATGAAATAATAGATGGATACCATACTTTCATGGCATTTAAGGGAATCAGCGAAGAAAAGGATTTTCCAGTAATATTAAATGTAGTAAAGCTAGAAGATCAGAATGAAATGGAAAGCATCATTCTTCAAATGGATCATAAAAATACTGTTTGGAAAAATAGTTATGCAAAGAAAGGGGATTCCTATGGAGAATAAGACTTTTATTGATCAGATGGGAGAGAATGGATACACAATTAATGATGTAACATTCTTTTTAGATATGGTTAAATTATACGAAGAACATTACCAGATGTCTATTGCAGAGTTTGATATAAATAAAATCAACAGTATGCTTAATATTTTAAGTCCTAAAAATTCATTAGAAATCAATGGTCTAAAAGGCTTGTTGGAGTGCTATTTTAAATATCTAAACGCAAGTATGAAATTCAATCCAAAGGATATAAAGATTCAAATTCCTTACTATCTTATGTGTGAAGATAAAATACAAAGCGAAGAAGAGATTTTAAGCCAGATTCGCAAGTTGGATAATCCAATAGATAAAGTTATCTTGGCATGTCCTTATTATGGGATAGGTGGGACAGGTATGAGTGAGCTTTTAGGAATAATGAGCTATGATATGGACTATGAAAATAATCAGGTTGCTGTGTATAAACAAAAAATTGATCCAAACAAAAGAGTGGTTATTGATTTACCAAAGGAAACAATTTTATGGATGAAAGAGGCTATAGAATGTGTTGAATGTAATGGAGAAATGTTTATACAAGATGATCATCTCATTAAGAAAAGAGCTACAAGCAAAGGAGATGATCGAAAAAAATGGGTTGATCAAAGAATGAAGCGAATCAATGAAGAGTTAGGCACTCAGTATTCATTTGCGTTATTGAGGAGAACAGGATTGATCAATTCTTTTAGAGCTGCGGCAGAACAATATCATATCAACTTGGATGCGATACTTAATTCAGAAATTGGTGTGAAGATTATGACACAATACTCGTATCAGACTCGAAGAAAGGCAGTGTTGTTAAATAAATACAAAGAATATGTTGATTAACTTGGAAGTGGTAAATATTACCACTTTCTTTTTTTATGCAAATGCTTCACAATATGAATGGAACATGGTAATATATAAAAAGAACATACGTTCGATAGGAGGTGCTACGATATGAACGAAGCAAAAATAAATATCAGAGTAGTAACAGAAGAAGGAGACTACATTGTCGCTGGAAATGTTAGCACAGATTTTAAATTAGCTGCACAAATAAAACGATTATATAATGAAGTTTTATCTGAAAGCGAATTGGTCAAAGTTAAATATAAAAGTGAGGATGATAGTGTTCTAGTTGAACAGGATTATTATTATCCAACTATTAATATAGAAGAGAACATTGTAAGTATATTTGATTCAAGAGGCGGAAAAGATATGTCAATCCAATTGCCCGCAATAACAGATATGATTTTTAAAGAAGGAAATGGGCGTTTTGATTATACTATAACATTAAAATTACATAGTGGTAAGATTATTTTTAGTGGAATTTTAGAATAGTCGAGCAGACTTCCCACATTAATTGAAGCTGAATATCGTAGGCACAGCCTAGTGTTTTATGGGGGTAGTAAAATACTCATATATGCATAGAAGGATAAGGCAACAACAAGCAGTCATGAATTGTTCATGGCTGCTTTTGTTATATAAAAATTTATTTTAAAGGAAGGAGACAAAAGAAATGAAAAGGAACAAAGCAAGAGGTTCAGTCCCAATTGGAGACTAAGCAGAAGGAAGTTCTTAATGGTAACCAATCGGGGATTGGAACAATGATGGATAGCACAAGAGTAATTAAACCAAGTGTAAATTATCGATACAAAAAGAAATGGCAGTGCAAAAAATGCGGTCATATCTTTAGAGCTGGAGAAGCTCATAAAAAGTATCGTAATTATGCAGGTATTCAATTATTTGATATGTGCTGCCCAGAGTGCGAATCAAATAATTTGTACTCAATGATTCATAACTAAAAACTATTTAAGAAACAAGGAGAAAAAATTAATGGAACAAACAACAATCTTTTTAAGTCAGGCAACAGCAAAAGCTTACACAGAAGGAATTCTATCTGAAATCAAACTTGAAATTGTGAAAGATGAGAAAGATGGAGGGAATAAAGTAGAAGGATACATCACAATTAAAACAGATGATATCAATTATACTACTTACAATATTAGTGCAAAAGCTACAACAAAAGCAGGTAAGCCAAGTAAATCTTATGAAAATCTGGTTGCATTTATGGAAAGAGCTCACTCTATCGCTGAAGTTGGAGAAGAGGAAGCTACAAAAGTAAGAGTTAATGGACAGGTAAATCCATGGACATCTTTTAACCAGATGGGTGCAAAAACTCATAAAGTAGGATACAAAACGGGATTTGTTTCAATTATCTCAGAACTAAAAGATCCACGTAGCACATTTGAAGTTGAGTGTTTCGTTCAGAGTGTTGATGATGAGTTTGATAAAGAAACTCAGGTTCCAACAGGAAGAGCAATTTTACATACGTTATTACCTATTTACAACAATGGAATTGAGCCATTAGATATTGTGGTACCTCAGGAATATGCAATGGCTTGTAAGCAGCTGTTTACTCAGCCAGGATGTCAGAGTGCCCATATTGTTGGGAATATTGGTAATACAAAAGAAGAAAAGAAAACTACAGTTGAATATCAGATTGGAGGAGCTGTAACAAAAACTCAGACAAAGAATGTTAATGAGCTTATCTTAACACATGCGGGAACAATGGAACAGCAGTATGAGTTGGAAACAATCCAGAGAGCAATTGCTGAATATGATCTTGTCCTTGAATCCAAAAAGAAACGTGCAATGGAAAGCAATAAAGCAGGTGGCAATAAGACTGTTGGTGGAACAACAATTGGTGCTAGTGCAGCCGCTGGACATAGAAACTTTGGATTTTAGTCAGTAGGAGGATAAGTGAATGCAGATTTTAGATATTTTTAACCCACAGATTTCAGTTGTAGCTCATGGTTTAGAAGGAAAAGTAATTTTACTGTATGGAGGGAATTCTACAGGTAAAACATATCAAGCGGTTAGAATGGACAAACCATATGTCTTAGCTTGTGAGTCTGGATTAAATGGCCAGAACGGTATTCCTTTTGCAAATATTAAAACATGGTCAGATTTTGTAAACGTAGTTGGTCAGCTGACAAACCCTGCAACTGTTGATAAGGCAAAAGAATTATATTCAACAATTATTATTGATGAAGTTTATGCATCTGCACAATTCTGTCAGACTTACATCTGTAATAAATATGGTGTGTCAAGTGTTGATGAAGGAAAGGGTGGCTATGGTCTTTGGAAACAGTATGAAACAGAATATTGGAAAGCGGTTAATATGATTGTGTCTTCAGGTTATACAGTAGTGTTTATTGCACATGTTTCTGAAACTAAAGACGGGAAGATTGTTCCTAAAGGAGATAAGCGCTCAATTACACCAATCATGGATAACTGTGATATTATTGCATATTTGAAGTCCAATGGAATAGATGAAAATGGAGATAGAATTCATTCATCTGCATATTTTGCAGAAACAGATGAGTATTTTGCAAGAAGTAGATTCGACTATATGGTGCCATATATTGAAGATTTTACATGTGATAACTTAAGAAAGGCCATTCAAGATGCAATTGAAGCTCAGGAAGAAGCTGAAGGATTTGAGAGTGTATCATTCGAAACTCAGAAAAAGAATAATGAAATTGAAAGAGTTCCGTTTGACAAGTTGAAAGAAGATGTAGTTGCTTTAGGAATGAATTTCTGTGAAGCAGGTCATCAAGAACGTCTACAGGAATTAATTGCTGATTGTCTAGGTGAAGGAAATTCAGTACAGGAAGCGACAGAGAGACAGTATGAATCATTAGAAATCTTACTGGCTAAATTAGAAGAACAGAAACAGAAGTTAGGTGTAGCTTAGGCTACGCTTTTTTAGTTTGGAGGCAAATAGCTTGAGTAAAAGGAAATGTGTTATTTGCTCTAACTGGATAGAAAAAGGAGATGAGACGGTTCCTTATAAGAATCGTCTCGCCCATGTCCAGTGCTTTAATTCAATGATGAAAATGGCTGTAAAAAGCAATTCTGAGAAGAAAGTAGCTAAGAGTAAAAAGACTAAGAAAATTAATCCTAAGTCTACGGTCTTGGGAGATTGCTTGACAGAAGAGGAAAGCAAGCAAAAAAGATCCTTGATCAGTTATATTGAAGAGCTGTTTGGTGAAAAAGCAAACGCTAAGACATATACACAGATCAAAAATCTTATGAGAGATTATCCCTATTTTACTTATGTGGGATTGGAACAATCGATAAGGTTTTTCTATGAGATTAAAGAGAATCCGATCACTAATCAAGGTTTGGGAATAGTTCCCTATGTCTATGATCAGGCTCAGGAATACTTTAAGAATCTCGGCGAAGTACAGTCCCACAATGCTTCCATATCAAATGTAAATGAGTTATATACTCATAAAAAAGTGAGAATAGCACCACCTAAGATAGTGGAAGAAGAAAGTATAGAAAGAACTGGAGGTGGTTACGATTGGTAGGATTAATTAATAAGCGAGCCATTGTACAGGTGTTAGGCTGCTTATTAAATAAACCAGACCTGTTAGATACCTATTATATAGAAGAAATAGATGTTGACGAAGACTTTTATGTGTATATTTTGAATACGATTAAAGTTTTACATAAGCAAAACGTACCAGTGATTGATGCATTTGCAATTGATTCTTATCTATCGTCTTATGATGCTCAGTATAAGATTTTTTCAATGAATAATGGTGTGGATTACATAGAGAACGCTAAGAAAATAGCTGTTCTTGAGAACTTTGAGTACAACTACAAGACTCTTAAGAAGTTCACATTATTGAGATATTACGATTATAAGGGAACTGATATTAAATTCATTTATGATCCAACAAAGTTGAATCCTGAGGATCAGGAGAGAGAGACAAGGAAATTAGATGAATATACAGTAGATGAGATTATCGAGCTTGTTGAACTGGAAATGGTTACAAAGCCTAAGTTACATTTTAATACAGTTCAATCAGAACAGGGACAGTTAGCTGGATCTGGACTGAAAGAATTAAAAGAGAAATGGAAACAAGAGCCAGAGTTCGGTATTTCATTACAAAGTCCAACAATGAACACAATTGCCAGAGGAGCTCGATTGAAAAAGTTTTATTTGAGATCGGGTGGAACAGCTTCAGGTAAAACAAGAATGGCTGTTGGAGATGTTTGTACGTATTCTGTACCATGGTTTTATGATACTTTCGAGTGCGAATGGAAATTTACAGGTTTTTCAGAGCCAGCTTTGTTTATCTCAACAGAATTAGAGGCAGATGAGATCCAGAGTATGATCATAGCTTTTGTAAGTGGTGTAAACGAATCTAAAATCTTGGATGGTAAATATTCAGGAGATGAAGAAGAACGTGTAGATAAAGCTATTCAGTTTATTGAGAGCGCCCCTTTATATATTGAACACATTGATGATTTTGATATTAATGATATTGAGAATCTAATCAAGAGATATAAAAAAGAAAAGGGTGTGCTGTATGTAAGCTTTGACTACATTCATACATCAGTAAAGTTGATCATGCAAATTGCCAGTATGTCAAAGGGAATGAAATTACAAGAACATCAGATCTTATATATGTTTGCTATAAAACTAAAAGAACTCTGCAATAAGTTAGGAGTACATATTGATTCAAGTACACAGCTTAATGGAGAGTATAAAAATGCAAGAGATAAGGATGAGACTCTCTTGCGAGGCGCAAAAAGTATAGCAGATAAGATAGATATAGGTATTATATCAATGCCTCCGACAAGAGAGGAACTCAAAGCAGTAGAACCGATCTTAGAAGACAGAGGCGTAACGATGAATCCAAACTTAATTTACCATATATATAAGGTAAGAAGAGGAAAGATTTCACGAGTTCGATTGTGGCTTCATGCAGATCTAGGTACATGTAGATCATATGATCTGTTTGTAACAAACAATGACAATGAGCTTATACCAGTCGAACAAATAACAATTGAAAATGTAGAACAGATTCTTGAAGATAACTCAGTAGAGCATGACGACATTCCATTAAATGAAGAAGAACACGATGAAGCTATTAAGCAGTTTTTCTTTTAGGAGGTGTTTAAAATGCAGAGTTTAGATAAGGATTTGATCAAGGAGAGCTTAACTCTTGATGATATTAGAGCAATCCTAAGGGATTTAGGATCGGAAGAACCGATCTTAGATGATAAAGGGAATTTAATTGCTCAGACAATATGTCATCATGGAAGCAAATTTAAGCTGTATTATTATCCAGATTCTCGAATGTTTCATTGCTACACAGATTGTGGTGACTCATTTGACATTTATGAACTGGTAATTAGAAGCAAAAGAAGTGTAGGTATTACAATATCTTTTCCTCAAGCAGTGAGATACGTAGCAAATATATCTAATTTATTATTGTTTGAGAATGATGAGTTGGAACAATTCAAGGAACAGAAAATAGATGATTGGGGCTGGTTATCTAAGTTTACTCAGAAAGAAAAGAAATTTAGAAATCCAGGAGCAATCAGTGAGAATATACTTGAAATGTTTTGTTACAGACCTCATGAATTATGGATTAAAGACAATATTAGTCCAGAATCCATGAAGAAATTTGAAATTAGCTATTGGGGCAAAGAGAATAAAATAATCATTCCTCATAGAGATATTTGTGGAAATCTAATAGGTATCAGAGGAAGAAACTTAAATGAAGAAGAATTAGCAGCTGGACGAAAATATATGCCAATTACAGTGGAAGGAAAGACTTTGAAGCATAATTTGGGAGATACATTATATGGATTGTATCAAAACAAAGATGCGATTGTTCGGTCTGGAAGATTGTTTTTGGTTGAAAGTGAAAAGTCTGTGTTGCAAATTGAAACAATGTATCCAGATTATAATTATGCATTGGCGGTATGTGGATCAAATCTGACAGATCATCAATGTGAGATTATAAAAAGCTTAGGTGTTGATCGATGTTATATTGCTTTTGATAAGGAATATATCGATCACAAAAGCAAAAGAGCATTGCTGTACTATGAAAAATTGTGCAAGCTTGCTGAGAAACTAAATCCATATATGTCAGTTTACCTGATTATGGATCGACAGAATTTACTTCAAGAAAAAGATAGTCCTTCTGATAGAGGGAAAGAAATCTTTGAAAAGCTCTTAGATGATAAGATTGAAGTAAAGCCAAAAGAGAGAAAGGAGTAACCATGAGAAGATTAGCATTTCTTGATTATGGTACAAAGGTAGTAGATACAGTTACTGGTTATTGCGGTATTGTGACTGCTGCTGCGCATTATTACGACAAGTGCCCGAATCGGTATTACATTGAAGGTATCGACAGTACAGGGAGACCTTGTGGAGATTGGTTTGATGCAGAAAGATTAGAAGTAGAAGAGGAAGTAAACAATGATAGTCCAAAATGATTTAATTGAATTGATCAAAGACTCTGTAGTGAATATGACCAAAGATGAGGCAAAAGAGTCTGGGCTACCGCAGTTCAGTTATTCCAAACTTGATGTATTACACCAATGTAACAGAAGATATAAACTGAAATACGTAGACAAAAACTATTCAAAAAGTTCAACAATTCCTTTGGAATTTGGTAGTTTATTACATAGAGTTTTAGAAGAAAAAGGAAATATGATTCTCTCTGGGGAAGAAGTTGATTATGGAAAGCTTAGAGAGATGCTTAATGATGGGGTTCCAGATGAAGAACTCCTTGGAGTTAAGGGTCTTGCAGGTAAATATTTAATGGACTTCTATGAGGGAGATAATGCAACTGGAAGGAACTATCCTGAAAAGGCATACTTGTTTGAGACACAGGTATTGCTAAGTAGAATGGAATCAGAAGAATGGCATCCGATTTGTACGGAACAGCCATTCTTTTTTAGTTTCGATGGGAAAATCGTTTTACATGGATTCATTGATAGAGTGGATCAGGATGCAGACGGGAATCTAAAAGTTATTGATTATAAGACATCCAAGAAGGTGTTTTCAGAAGACAAATTGAAGACTCCATTACAGATGTTTATATATGATCTGGCCTGTTATGCATTGTTTGGTAAGATTCCAGTTGCTCACGAGTATGACTTTATTTGTATTGATCAACAGGTAACAGAAGAAGATGGTGTGTGTACAAAAGGCTATTTCAAGAGAGGACTTAAGAAATTGAGAAACCTTCTTGAACATGAGGAACAGATTACAAAAGATAATGATTTTGCTCCAAATGCAACTCCATTATGTTACTGGTGTGATTTTGCAGGTCATACACCGAACGCTGATCCGACATTGAAAGGTATGTGCCCTTATTATTCTTTATGGACACCCACCCAGAAGACGTTTAAGGTTAATGCTCGGTATGAAGAGAAACAAGATATTAGTTCAAATAGAAAGTTTATTTTCTAGGAGATAACATGACAGATTTAGAATTTTATTCATTACACAATCATACTGAGTATTCAAATATCAGATTAATTGATTGTATCAATAAGATTCCTATGTTAATCAAAAGAGCAGTTAAATTGGGCATGAAAGGAATTGCGATCACCGACCATGAAACATTAAGTGGTCATATTCAGGCAATGATTTATGTTCGTGATGAGAAAAAGAAAGGTAACATTCCCAAGGATTTTAAATTGATTCTTGGGAATGAAATCTATCTGGTCAATGGAACTGCAGATTACATAAAGGAAAATTTTAAAGCTGGAGATGGGAAGTTGTTTTATCATTACATTCTTTTAGCAAAGGATGAAATTGGACATAGGCAGCTTAGAGAATTGAGTTCAAATGCATGGGATAGATCTTTTCAAACAGGAAAAATGACAAGAGTTCCAACTGAGAAATCAGACCTTGAGAAGATCATAAGAAAAGAACCGGGTCATTTGATTGCATCGACAGCTTGCTTAGGCGGAGAGCTTCCTACATTGATTATGCAAATGGAAGAAGCTCAAAGTGAACTGGAAGTATATGAAACCAAATGTAAAATTGATGATTTCGTTCGATGGAACATTGATTTGTTTGGTGAAGATTTCTTTTTTGAAATGCAACCGGGAGCATCTGAAGAACAAGAAAAGGTTAATAAATGGTTACTTAAATTGTCAAAAGTTTATGGTATTAAGTGTATCATAACAACCGATTCACATTATTTATCTAAGAATTCTCAGATGATTCATAAAGCGTATTTGCAAAGTAAAGAGGAAGAAAGAGAAGTAGATGATTTCTATCAGACTACATATTTAATGGAAATTCCAGAAATGTACGATTACATGAAGTACTTTGACAAAGAAACTGTAGCAGAAGCTATCAACAATACAGCGATCATTGGAAACAAGATTAAAGAGTATTCATTAAGTTGTTCTACGATCGTCCCTGAAGCAGAAGTACCAAAATTTGAAGTAGAAAATTATTTTGAAAAATATTATCAGAGATTTACAACACTGCAGGAATACGCAAATAGCAGCAACATCTATGACAGATATCTGTTGTACTTAATTGAAAAGGGATATCAGAAGAAAGAAATTCATGCAAAAGTTCGCAGGAATGACTTTACCGAAGAGCAAAAAGTGGAACGAATAGCTATTGAATTACAAGAGATGGCATTAGTTACAGAGAAGATTAAGTCAAGTATTTCTTCCTATTATATATCAACCTTAGAACTAATCAATATCATGTGGGAAGAGGGAGATAGCTTAGTAGGAGTAGCCAGAGGATCAGTTACTGGTATGTATACAATGTATTTAATTGATTTAATACAAATGAATCCTTTAGATTGGGGATTGCCTCATTGGAGACATATTTCCCATGAGAAAGCAGAGTTATCGGATTTGAAAAAGTCCGCTTATATAGTGATATATATGACAAAATGTGGTGAACTTACAAATGTAAGGTGTGCGAAAGTGCTAACGGTATCAGTTAAATAAGGCAAGGCTCGAATACACTGACTAAGAGAACCTACGGTCTTGAAAGAGATAGCAGGCAATACCGTGCTAAGTAAAGAAGTGTAACGACTAAATTGGACAAACTTATAAAACTGTCCTAAGAGGAATAAGGTGAAAGTCCTTATCTGTAGTGCCACACACGAGAAATCCTTGTATAAGCAAGCCAATGGATTAACATTGGGTGATGAGATAGTCTAGTCCGTACAGAAATATCACGAAAGTGACGGTAGATCGGTTGATATTGATTCACAAAAGAATCGTAGAGAACAAATTATCTCTGCTGTAAAAGATCGAAAAGGAGAAAGAAGAGTATTAAATTGTTGTACATTCAAAACAGAAGGTAGCAAATCGGCTATTTTAACTTCATGTAGAGCTTTAGGAATTGATCCAGATACTTCTAGTTATTTGGCTGGAATGGTACCAGTAACAAGAGGTGCTACATGGAGTTTACATGATTGTATATACGGAAACGAAGAAAAAGAACGAGAAGCAGTGCCAGGGTTTGAGAATGAAATGAGAAGTCATGATCAATTACTTGACATTGCAATGGGAATTGAAGGACTAATTTGTGGAAGATCTATTCATGCTTCTGCAGTATATGTCTTTAATGAAGATTTTATTGCTCACAATGCTCGAATGAAAGCCCCAAATGGAGTGTTAACCACTCAGTTTAATATGGCTGATTCAGATGAGTGTGGTGGGTTGAAAATGGATTTCTTAACGATAGAGGCACTTGACAAGATCCGCCTGACAATGGAACAGCTCATTGATGCAGGGTATATGGAATGGCAAGGATCGTTAAGAGAAACATATGATAAATATCTTCATCCAGACGTTCTTGATTATGAAACTAGAGAAATGTGGGATTGGGTGGCAGAAAATAAAGTTGTGGATCTGTTTCAGTTTAATACACAGACTGGGTTACAGGCTGCAAGGCGTATCCAACCTCATAGCTTAGAAGAATTGGCTGCAGCAAACTCTATTATGAGACTTATGGTAACAGAAGAGGGAGCTGAACAGCCGATCGATACTTATATTAGATTTAAAAATGATATTGGTCAATGGTATGACTTGATGAGAACGAAGTATCATTTGACTGATCATGAAATTGAAATTTTAGAGAAATACCTCAAATCCAATTATGGTGTAGGTGATACTCAGGAAATTGTAATGGAAATCAGTATGGATAAAGAGATTGCTGATTTTAGTGTTGCTGATAGCAATAAGCTGAGGAAAAGTATTGCTAAATTTTTGGCGTCTTGTATGGAAACATGCAAGATTATGAATGGGCAAAATCGGTGGAGACTAACAAGTTACTTATAAAAGGAGAAATATGACAAAACAAGAAGAAGAGAAAATAAGAGAAATGGCTTTAGCTGGAGCTCCTTGCAAAGAAGTTGCTAATGCGCTTGGGAAACATTATTCAACCATTAAAAGATATTTGAATAATCATAATCTTCCAAGCAATCCACCCAAAAAAGGAATACAGATCAATGACTACAAACCGATTTTTGATCTTTATATGAAAAACTTAACAATTCAAGAAATACATGATAATTATTATCCTAATTACACAACTGATCAAATTAATTATATCCTTAGAGAGGAAGGTATAACACGAAGGAATGGAAAGCAAGTGGTATTAAACCATAGTTATTTTAAAGAAATAAATTCTAAACAAAAAGCTTATTGGTTAGGTTTATTACTTGCTGATGGGAACTTACAGCACCTTGAAGATAGAGGGAATTGTTGGAGAATAACTTTGGAACTTATGTCAGATGATAAATATTTAGTTGAAAAATTTAGAAATGATGTACAATCTAATTTAAATGTAAAAACTTATATTAATCATAGTGGGTTCCAAAAAAAAGATGGAAAACCTCATGAAACATCAAAATTAGTTTTACATTCATCTGAGATGGCATCAGATTTGCTTAAATACGGAATGATTCCACAAAAAAGTGATAACTTAACGAAGCTCCCTAGTATAGATGATAGCTATATGGGTGCTTTTTTATTGGGTTATTTTGATGGAAATGGTTCTGTAACTTTTGACAGTAAAAATAAATCACTTAAGAAAATAGTTTTTTATAGTAGTCATGATTTTTGTGAGAGTATAAAAAATTATCTATACAATCAATTAGGACTGCCATTAAATAAAGTTGTTGATCAAAAAGATGCAAAGGTGTCATTGCTTACATACGGATGTCAAGATGATGTAATCAGACTTCGTGATTATATGTATGATCAAATGGATACGTGTTTAATTAGGAAAAAAGAAAAATTATTTAAATAAATAAAACTTGTTAGTTAATACCGAGGTAACTATATATTTAACATTATATAGTACCGTAGAGCGTAGAGAGTGAAACTATGTTAATAGAATATAATCTCTCCAAGAGTGTCCATTACGATAAGATATAGTCTTATCCACATTTGTGCCTAACGTGTGACGAGGGTAAAAATGTACGCCAAGCTGAGTTGGAAAAGACCAACTGATGAAAATGAGGGCAACCTCCAGAGTAGCAGATAAAAAACTGCTAGTTAATAACAATCTGAAAAAGAAACCAGCTTTACAACAAGCAATGAAAGAACAGTTTTTTGAGAGAGGAAAAGAAAACCATGCTTCAGATAATCTGTTGAACTACGTTTGGAAAGAAGTCGTAGGGAAACAGCTTGGGTATTCCTTTTCTAAGAATCATACCTATCCATACAGTGCTATAGGATTGCAGGAGTTAAATCTTGCATACCATTATCCAATTATTTATTGGAATACAGCTTGCTTAACCGTAAATGCAGGAGCTGATGAAGAATCCAAAGGATCTAAGCAGTCCACAGATTACGGAAAAGTAGCAACGTCTATAGCACAAATGCAGAAGAGAGGTATTAAAATTCAAGCTCCACTGATTAACAAAGCGGAATTAGGATTTAAAGCCGATGAAGAGAACAATGCAATCTTATTTGCATTAAAGAGTATTTCAGGAATCGGTGATGATGTAGTAGAAATTATAAGACAAGCAAGGCCATTCGCTTCATTCGAAGATTTTTATGAAAGAATGGTTGCCACAAAGCTAGTCAAAACAGGTCAGATGATTCAATTAATTAAAGCAGGTTGCTTTGATGAATTTGATGAAAACAGAGTAGATTTACTTTATACGATCGTAAGATTATGTAAATGTAATCTAATCTCAAGTCTGACTAAATCACAATTGAATCGTATGCAGGAATTACAATTTATGTATCCAGAGCTTAATCTTATTCCAGATGAAGTTTTAGATGGAATTCAAGTATACAATTTCTCGCAGTATGTAAAAGAATTGAAAGTTGTAAAGAAATATATTGATCCGTCAAGAAAAATGTTGAAGTGTGGCTATCATGATGAAATCATTGAACTAGATGATAGAGCAATGCAATTTTTCATAAATCACTACACAGAAGATTCCATCTATGACGTTAAAGATGAACATTATTTGATTTACAAAAAGAAATTTAATAAAGAAACTGAAAAGAAATTAGAGCCTCTTAGAGAATATCTGGCTAATCCGAATACATTACTTAAGTATAATAAAGCTCTCGTGAAAGATGAAGCTAAGAAAGTGGTTACAGGAACCACTTCTCATATGGAAATGGAATCACTGTGTGTTTATGTACATGAACATGAATTGGCAGACCTTAACAGAGATGAATTTAATATTGTCAATTTCTTTAATCTTTCAGAAGAACCAGTAGTTGCATCTACGTATAAAAGAAAGGTTAAGAGGGTTGAGAATGGACAAGAGATTCAAGAAGTCAAAGAGTTTCCTAAGTATTTCATTAGTAAGATCTGGGGAACTGTCTTAGACAAGAATAAGGATCGACATACGGTTACATTATTGACCCCTGAGGGAGTTGTAAATGTGAAATATACCAAAGGGGCTTTCTTACATTATAACAAGAAGACCTCAATAGAAGAGTCTTGGTTCAAGAGAGGTCAAATGATAATGGTTACGGGGTATCGCAATGGCGATATGTTCAGATGCTATAACTATGGAGACACAATCTTCAAACATACTACATCATTGATTACAAACATCGGAGAGAAAGGAGTAGAGGTAATGACAGAAAGGATGAGAGAAGCATGAGATGTATAGGAAAAGCAGTTAAAACTATACATAGAAACAATGATTCTTATTTTACAATTGCTTCCTTTGATCTTGTAAAAGAGATTGATGGCGAGGTTGAAATTCATCCAATATATAAAACATTTACAGTAGTCGGTATCATGCCATATTTAATGGAAGATGCCGACTATGAAATTTCAGCTACAGAAGTAGAAAATAAGAAATATGGAAAGCAGTATCAAGTTAATTCGATCAATTTATATTTGCCAAATGGAATTGAAAGTAAAGAAGGTCAAAAAGAATTTTTAGATATTATCTTTACAAAACTTCAGGTAAAAGAAATGTATGAGGCATTAGATGATCCATACATGACATTGAAAGATGGTGATATATCTTCATTGGTCAAAGTTAAAAATTGTGGTATGAAGACAGCAGTTGCTTGGATTGATAAGTTCAAAACATATATGCCATTATCAAACGCAATGAAAGAGCTTAGTGAATACGGTTTGACAGAAGCGTTATTGAGAAGAATTGTAAATCATTATAAATCATCTGATATTGCAGTTGAGATTATTCAGAATAAACCATATAAGCTTATTGAAGTTAATGGTGTTGGATGGCACAAGTGCGATGAGATTGCTATGAAAGGTGGCTTAAAGCCCGATTCACCAGAAAGAATTGGTACTTACATATTATATTATCTCCAAGAGAGAGCGAATGAGGGATATTCATATATTCCTGCAGATGCTAATACAGAGATAGAGAATGGTATTGTCTCAAAAACTCAAAAGCCAATCAATTTTATTGATACAATGATAGAGTTTTTTGGAGATGATATTTCAGATGAGGCCCTAAAAGGTGGTTTAGATTATGTAAATGATCAACTATGGTTTAGTGACGATCGTAAGTTTGTAGGATTAAAAAGGATCTACGATCTAGAAATGAGCGTTGCTGAGAACCTAATTAGGATAAGAGATGGAGAAAACGATTTCAAGTATTCTAATTGGAAAGACATCATTAAGCAAAAGGAAATTGATCAAGGTTGGGAGTACAATGAACAACAGATTGAAGGTATTAAAGCAGTCTTAGAGAATCAAGTAGTTGTTATCACAGGTAAAGCTGGTACTGGTAAATCATCAATTGTAGATGCTATGATCGCTGTTTTACAGGGTTATTCATATGCACAAACGGCCTTAAGTGGACGAGCTGCAGCAAGAATGGCTGAAATTACACATGAAGAAGGATATACAATCCACCGTTTATTAGGATTCCCTAAAGGGGATCGTGATCACGGTGGTTTTGTTTTTCACGAAGATAATAAATTACCAAGAGATATTATCATTCTTGATGAAGTGTCAATGGTAGACGGAGAATTGTTTAACAGACTTGTAAAAGCAATTAAAACAGGATCAAAGTTAATCATGTTAGGAGACACAGGACAGCTTGAATGTATTGGTTGCATGAATATAGCGGCTGATTTAATTGCATCAAAGGAAATTGTTTCTATTGAATTAAGCCAGATCCATAGGCAGGCTGCTAATTCAGGAATTATTACAGAGAGCATAAAAGCCAGAAAGGGTATTCAACTTATTGAAAAAGATTGGATTGGAACTGAGGTTAGAGGTAAACTTAATGACTTGGTTTTAGATTGCTTCTCAGATAAAAGTAATACGTTTTATAAGGTAATGCAACATGCTTCATCCGAACTTGAAGATGGAACAGACATTATGGATCTTATGGTAATTGCTCCATCGTATAAAAACGAGTCGGGTGTAGACAATTTAAATGCAGCTTTACAATCACTGTACAATCCAGATAGTTCTGAAAAGAAGGAAGTGTTTGTGCAAAAAAGTTCTAAAGCTTGGATACTTCGTGAGGGAGATAAGATAATTAATGTGCAGAATGATTATTATGCAAAGAATAAATTTACTGCGGGAATCTTCAATGGGAATATAGGAGTTGTTAAAAACATTGATATAGATGCTAATACGATTGCTGTTGATTTTCAGGATATTCCGGGAATTATGATTCTTCCAAAGAAAAACTGGAAAGATTTAGAACTAGGATATGCAATCACTTGTCATAAAGCACAGGGATCTCAGTGTAAGAAAGTAATTGTTGGGCTAGATTTTGGATCATTCATACAACTTTCAAGAGAATGGGTATACACAGCAATGACAAGAGCTATTGATAAATGTTATATGGTTGCACAAAACAATGCCCTTAGATATGCAGTAAGCAAGAATAGTATTTCTGTAAAGAGAACTCATTTAGTAAATCTGTTGGCCTATAAAGCCGCTAATAAATTTTCATTTTAGAGAGGTGATTGTATGAATTATCCCTGAAGAAGTTCTTGTATATGATCCATTTTGTATTGCTCTAGTATATGATGTCTCATATAAAGAAGTACAAAAAACATTTAATAACTATATTAAAAAATATGGAAATATGCTTTCTCGTAGAGAAATATATGATCTTGTTTACTCATATGTAAATCTACACAAGGAAGATATGAAATAATTAAATATTTAAGCAAATTAGAGTTCGATGTAAATACATCGGGTTCTTTTTAATTTACAAAGAAAAGGAGAAGAAACATGACAACAGAAACAAGAATCACATTACTAAAAAGCAGAGTGGAACTTTTAAAGAGTAGAGGTACTCAGTGTAGTAGAATCATTGCTAAACTTCAGAGAAAAATTAGAAATCTGGAGGGTTGCGTAAATGATTAAGATTGAACATCCAGTATTTCCAAGTCCAGAGCAAATGGATTTTATTATAGAAGGTATGCGTAACCCTATGGACAGTCATAAATTAAGCGATAGTTTTAAATGTACAGACACTAATGCGTGTCAAGACTGCCCCTCAAATGGCGGAGATAGATGCAGATCTTTCAGTCCTATTGGGGGGATGACTTTAGGAGACAAAGATTTTGCTTTAATGGGGAAATTAGCAAAGGCAGGTAGCGATCATAGAAAGTATCTCCGAATGATGCAGGTGGGAGTAAGAATTACAGCACCCTTGTATTTTTATAAAGAACTAGATACATACAAGGTTGGTACAGTATGTAATTCATGTAGCACAATGCATAAAATCCAAGCGAAAGAATTTACATTAGATGATTTTAGTTGTGAGCATTTATATTTCAATCCAATTTTGTGTAATATCGAACATACTATTAAATTGTTAAACGAATGGCGAGTTTTATTTAATTATACGGACGAGCAGCGTAAAGATTACTTTGAACAGAATGGACATCCAAGAGTATTAACCAAAAAAGAATGTTGGTGGCAGATGATTCAGTTGCTTCCATCAAGTTATAATCAAACACGAAATTATACATTTACATACGAAAATTTAATCAACATCTACTTCGCAAGGAGAAATCATAAATTGGATGAGTGGAGAATCTTCTGTCAGTGGATGTTAGACAATGTGCCATATTTCAAAGAATTAGTAGATTACATAGAAAAAGGAGACAACAAAGTGAGCAAAGGAATTAAGTTTAGTTACGTAGGAAAAGATGAAAAAGTAAAATCATTAAAAGAGTTCTTCTCAGCAGAAGGATTTAAAGTACCAGATGAGGAATTAGCTGCAATGACTGTAGAACTCCCTAAGAGAGCTACAAAAGGATCTGCAGGATATGATTGCTATAGTCCAATTGGTTTCTGCTTAGAACCTGGACAGGAAATTAAATTACCTACATTGCTTAAGGCATATATGCCTCAGGATATTTTCTTAGGAGCTTATCCAAGAAGTGGATTAGGATTTAAGTATTATGCAAGATTAGCTAACACAGTTGGTATCGTTGACAGCGACTATGCTGATAATGAAGGCAATGAGGGTCATATCTTTGTAAAGATCAGAAATGAAGGAGACAAGCCTATGAGTATTAATCCGGGAGATGGTATTTGTCAGTTTATTTTCCAGAAGTATTTTACAACAGAAGACGATGAAGCTGAAGGAACTAGAGAAGGCGGTTTTGGCAGTACAGATAAATAGGAGGCCTTATGGACAATCATGAAAGAAATGATATCCATATAGGCTGTGCTATGGCTCTAGTTTTAGGAATCATTTGGATATTAATCTGGTTTGCAATCTATTCTATATTAGCAGCAGGAATGTTGTGGGTACTTACATTGATTGCACCAACTGTTACATTTTCAATTAAATTTATACTTATAGTCGGAGTGTTGTTGGCAATCCTTCGATTTATTTTGTAAGAAAGAAGTGATCAAGTGCTCAAGATTAAAAAGGCACATAAAGACAAAGATGAATGGATTTTATACAATCCAGACAACTTTGCATTACATACACATTGTAGGAGTTTCAGGGTCGCTTTGAGCATTAAAAAGAATGTAGAGAAGAAGCGATTACCAAGAAGCAGGAATTTAAGGACATTAGAGAGTCACAGGAGAGTAACAGGTAATCGCAAATACATTCGTCAATTGGATGCACTAATAGAAGAAGTTAAAAGTGAAAAAGGAGAGAAATCTTGAAAAGTATTTTTATAGGAATTAACATTGTTGGAGTTTTGATCTGGGTGCTTTTAATTGGATCAGGGTTTTATTTACAGTATAAAGGCAAAAAATTGAAAGACGAGAGCATAAAAGAAAAGGGAGATTTATTAACTACTGTTGGCTGTGTGTTTTGGCTAACATTGGCTTTAATTTTATCAGTTATTAAAACTATAGGAGGTTTTTAATGAGTAAAGTATTATTAGTTCTACTTGGAGAAAGTGGAACAGGTAAAACAACAATTGCTAACAGACTAAAACAGAAATATGGTATGAAAGAATTACCAAGTTATACAACTCGACCTAAAAGAAAGGAAGATGAAGAAGGACATACATTTGTTTCTTTGGGAGAGTTTATGTTATTGAAAAATAAAGTTGCAGCGAACAAATATAGAGGTAATTTCTACTGTGCAACTAAAGAGCAGGTAGAAGAGTATGATACATATGTATGCGACTGTGAAGGTATTAAAATGCTTAAAGAAACTTATAAGGGAGATAAAAAAATCATTGTAGTCAGATTGACTTGTCCTAGAGAAGAAAGAAAACGACGCATGGAAAAGGACAATAGATCACCACAAGAGATTCTTTTAAGAGATTCAAAAGACCCTGTAGAGTTTCAGTATGCAGATATGTTAGCAGATTACATGTTAGACAATGATAATCTTGAAGAAACTGTTGATGCTGTTCGTTATATTTACGAGAAAGAATGTGAGGAAGGCTAATGGAATACATAGTAGAATATCGTGCCGTTCTTAAAGAAAATAAGAGTGGGAATATTTTAGTAGAAGTTCCAGATTTGAATATATTTTGTTATGGATCATCTATGACAGAAGCTATGGATGAAACAGAGAGATGTATTACAAAAGAGTGTATTGAGAGGCTGATTCTCACTCAGCCTCTTCCAATGGTTACAACGAAAAAAGAAGATCTGGATTCTTACATATTGAAAAATTTTGAACAGACAATGGTGATTCCAATGTTTGTAAAATTTGATTATTTTGATTATAGAAGACCTACTGAGATTGCAGATGTTAAAGAAAAGGCTGCTTCTTTAGGTGAGAGTGTTAAAAGATTGGGTTCTAAACTGAAAAAGCTACATGAGATTAAAAGAGATACTCGGAAGTTGAAGAAAAAATTACATAAAGAATCTGAACAAAATCTTAAAGAAATGAAACAGATCTTTGATGAATGGCATGGAATTATTGACAAGGATATTAAAGGATCTAAAGGGAGAGTAGATGAAATTTTAGAAGAACTTAAAAACGTAGAAGATTTTGATGAGGAGGAATAAACAGTGCAGGTAGTTAAGAGAGATTGCTCTTTAGTAGATTTTGACGAAGCGAAAATTTTCAATGCCATTATGAAAGCGATGAAAAATGGGTCAGGAATTGTCAAACCTGTTATCGCAAAACAGATTGCGGAAGAAATTGAAGCAGAGTGTAGAGAAAAAGCAGATGATGTTGATATTTCTACAATTGAATCAAGAGTATTTTTAAAGTTAATTGAGAAAGATCAAGGACTTACAGCTAAAGCATACGAAGGGTATAGGAAAGTAAGAGAATTCCAGAGAGAAAATAATACCATAGATGATGAAATTTTTCGTTTGATCGAAGATTGTGATGATTACATTAAAGATGAAAACGCAAATAAAAATTCAGTTTTAAATCCTACAAAAAGAGATTACATAGCAGGATCAGTTAGCAAAGATGCGACAGTAAGATATTTGCTTTCTCCAGAGATTGTACAAGCACATAAAGAGGGAATTATTCATTTCCATGATACAGATTATTTTATTCAAAAGATGCACAATTGTGGATTAATTAATTTAGAAGACATGCTTCAGAATGGAACAGTGATCAGTGAAACATTGATCGAGAAGCCACATTCTTTTTCAACAGCCTGCAATATATCAACACAAATTATTGCTCAGGTTGCAAGTTCTCAATATGGTGGACAGAGTATTTCATTGGCTCATTTGGCACCATTTGTAGAAGTTAGTAGGAAGAAAATACAAACAGAAGTTGAAAAAGAATGGGAAGGAGTTATTGTTGATGACAAAGAAGAACGATTAAGAAGGATTGTATCCGATAGATTACGTTTAGAGATTAAAAAGGGTGTACAAACAATTCAATATCAGCTAGTGACTTTAATGACAACAAACGGGCAATCACCTTTTATTACAATCTTTATGTATTTAAACGAAGCAAGAAACGAACAAGAGAAAAAAGATCTTGCCATGCTTATTGAAGAAATGATAGTACAACGAACAGAAGGTGTTAAAAACGAAGATGGTGTATTTATTGCACCAGCATTTCCAAAATTAATTTATGTCCTAGAAGACGATAATTGCGATGAATCTACAGAGTATTGGTATCTGACAAAATTAGCAGCCAAATGTTCTGCAAAAAGATTGGTTCCAGATTACATCTCTGAAAAGGTTATGAAAGAGTTAAAAGGTGATGTTTATACTTGCATGGGGTGCAGGTCGTTCTTAACACCCGATCGTTTCACAGACAAAGGGATTGGCAATATTGCACGCGCAAAAAATTATGATCCTAAAGAACATAAATATTATGGAAGATTTAACCAAGGTGTCGTTACTATTTCACTTCCCGATCTTGCATTTTCATCTGCGGGAAATTTTGATACTTTTTGGGAACTATTCGAAGAGAGAACAGAATTGTGCCATAAAGCTTTAAAAGCAAGACATCAACGACTACTTGGAACGAACTCTGATGTTGCTCCTGTTTTATGGCAGTATGGAGCTTATAGTCGATTGAAAAAACATGAGCCAATTGATAAGTTACTTTTTGACGGATATTCAACAATTTCTTTAGGGTATGCGGGGCTATATGAGTGTGTAAAATTTATGACCGGACATTCTCATTCTGAAAAAGAGGGTGAGGAATTTGGTTTACAGATTATGCAAAAGTTAAATGATAAATGTACCGAATGGAAAGAATCAGAGAATATTGATTACAGTCTTTATGGAACTCCATTAGAGTCAACGACATATAAATTTGCAAAATGTTTAAAAAATAGATTCGGTGATGATATTTTTGAAAAGTTAGATGGAAGAGATAGAAACTATATCACTAATAGCTATCATATTCCTGTGTTTGAAGAAATAGATGCTTTTGAAAAACTTAGAATAGAATCTAAATTTCAAAAACTATCTCCTGGTGGTGCAATTAGCTATATTGAAACGCCCAATATGGAACACAATGTAAGTGCTCTATTAGAAGTTATTAAATATATGTATGATCATATTATGTACGCCGAAATTAACACAAAAAGCTGCTATTGTGAAGAATGTGGCTATTCTGGTGATATTCCACTGGTTGATGAAGATGGGACACTCAAGTGGAAATGTCCTCAGTGCGGTAATGAGGATGGATCAACAATGGATATAGCCTTTAGATGCTGTGGCTACGTCGGCACATCTAAAAATGGCGGCAATCAGGGACGATATGGAGATATTCATGATCGAGTTTATCATTTAGACGATAAGGAGTTGGATGAATGAGATATGCAGCAATAAGAAAAATGGACATTAGCAACGGAGAAGGGCTTGGTGTAGCCCTCTTCGTTCAAGGATGTCACTTCCATTGTAAGAATTGTTTTAATAAAGAAACATGGGATTTTAATGGCGGTAAAGAATTAACAACGTGGGATGTATTGGAATTGTTACGTCCACTAACTAATCCGCAATATACAAGATTAAGTATTCTTGGTGGCGAGCCTTTGGCTTCGGAAAATCTTTCAGGTGTTTCTGCGATATGTAAATTTGTAAGAGAGTTTATGCCAAGTAAAAAAATCTGGGTATATACTGGGAACAAAGCAGAGGACATTGGTTTGGACTTGCATTATTTGAATAGTAACCCTCTAGCAAATTATTGTCGAAAAAAAATTCTTCCATATATAGATGTTCTTGTAGACGGGCAGTATATAGATGAATTGAAGGACATGTCCTATCCGTGGGCGGGGTCAACCAACCAGAGAGTCATTAATGTACAGGAGTCATTAAAGAAAAATGAGGTAGTACTATGGAGAAAATCATAATAGAAATTTTAACCATCTTAGGACGAAGTGGCGTTTTTGTTGCCTTGTGTTTTGGTGTTCAGATAATTATTTGGATAATTGCTGGGATAGTGAAAGCTATAAAAAAAAGAAGTATAAAAGCATTCCAACACATAGTATTTGATGATAAATGGGGAGCCCCTATGTGTTGGAGAATAATGGCTGCGAGTACATGTTTTTCAGTTCTTATGTATTTTATTATTAATGCTATTGGATAGAAAAGGGGTGATTCTATTATAGATATAAGCTTTGATCCTCGCCAAACAGAAGAGCTCTTGTGGAAAGAAGCAATGGCAAAGCTTCATAAAATATCAACAGAAGAAGTAGATTCATACGTAGATCAATGCCATAAAAAATATGGTAACCTACTTACTTTAGACCAACAAAGAAATTATATAAGAGCAGTCATTGAGGCTGATCATCCCTTCCAGTATTTTCAGTTTACTGGAAGGGTTTTTCGTTTTAGAAAAAGTAATTTATTCTGGCTGTCCACTATCCCTAAATGGTTTCGTAAATTTTATAGAAATGAGGGATGCCGTATTGAGGAACATATACACACATCAAAGATATCCCAAATAGGTTATATCAGCCTTCTATGTTCTGCAAAGAGAGGCTGTTACCAAGATGATTATATAGTTAATATAAATCCTTACGGAATAATGGCAGTCCCCAAAGAAATTTTTGAAGAGTTTCATAATAAAAATGAAATACAATTATACGAATATTGTAGAAACAATTGGTATCCATGATGCTTAAAAAAATAAATGGAAATAATAGAAAAGGAAGGTGGTTAAATGGAATCAAATTATTCTTTTAGACGGTTTTTCAAAAAGATGGTTAAGATTAGTTATATTACTACAGACGAAGAAATAGAGTTTCTATTTGAATGTCTAGATCAGCGATATGGTAATTATCTTGATGAAAAAGAAAAGCAAAGTTATTTATTTTCCTATTGTGAAAATAATTGCATCAATAGGTATAAATCTATACAAAACCACAACTACATTGGTACTAGAGGTTTTATCAATGACAACGAATTACTACATCAATTAAATCAGGGGTGGACGATATCTTATCCTGAAAATGGAATTACTCTCATGTAGAAAGGAGTGAACGGAATGATAACAACGGGAACAATAGATGCCACAGGCACCAAAATAAATATAAACTGGGGAGCATTGAGGAGAGACATCTTTATTTCTTCGCTAATAAGGGAATACAATGTTTCTGCAGGAAAGATAAAAAACATTTTTGATC